AAGCCGCCGTTCACCGCATCGCCGCAGCAGTACCTGGCGAAGCTGATCACCCAGGTGCGGTCCGGCCAGATGTTCGGCCCACCCGACGCCCCCGTGGCTGACAGTGACCGCAAGTCGGCGGTCACCATGCTCCATGCCTATGAGCGCCGGGGCGACCTGACCCCCGCTGAGGCGGCGCAGAGAATCGCCGCCGTGAGTGCGGCGAGGACCACGGGCGAACTGGCGCAGTTGTTCGAGGGCCTGCCGCACCTGACCGATGGCATGGCACCATCGGTCCCGCGCCGCTCTGATTTCGGGCCAGCCGAATACCGCGCCTCCGACACCGACCGTGAGCACGCCCGTGAACTGCTCGCCGTCCACGCGGCGGCGGGCCGGCTGCGGGGCCATGAATTCGATGCGCGATCTCTCAAGGCGTCAGAGGCCGTAACCTGCGGAGATCTTGATACATTGTTCGCAGATCTTCCCGTTGTGGAGCAGGCCGCGTCCACAACGGAAGAGGACCACAGGGACGCCCAGCCCCTGTTCGGCCCGGCCGCGCTCGCCCTGCTGCACGGCAAGGCGGAAGACTTCGTCCCGGCGGCCAGGGCCGCCATGAATGGGAAGGCGCACTAATGGCGGCCATCTCGACTTCCGAGGCCAACGACCTCCCGGACAGTGCCTTCGCTTACATCGAGCCGGGAGGCGCCAAGGACCAGGAGGGGAAGACAACCCCCCGCTCGCTGCGGCATTTCCCCGTCCACGACGCCTCGCACGTCCGTAACGCCCTCGCCCGCGCCAGCTCGTCCCCGTTTGGGGACAAGGCGATGGCCAAGATCCGCACGATGGCCAAGAAGTTCGGCGTCCACGTCGGCGAATCGTCTATGTCCCGCGACTACGAGCGGCGCGAGGTGCGGATCACCAGCCAGTTCCGCGATCTGGACCGGCCGATCGAGATGCGTGACATGGGCACCGAAGGCCGGTGGATCGGTGGCTACGCCACCGTGTTCATCCCCCGCGAGTCGAAGAACCTCGGCGGGTTCAAAGAGCGTGTCATGCCGACGTTCTTCAACGAGGTGCAGTCACGCGGCTGGAAGAACATTGACGACGCCACCGGGGTCGTCTGCCGGTATAACCATGACTCGAACATGGTGCTCGGCACGACCGAGGCTGACACGCTGCGGCTCTCGCCGGACCGCATCGGCCTCGACTACATGGTGAAGCCGCCCGAGTCCCGCGCTGACATCCGCGAACTGGTCGAGCGGCGCGACATCCGGTACTCCTCGTTCGCGTTCCGCTGCCACCCAGGCGGGGACGAGTGGGACTGGCGCGACGGCCTGGCGCTGCGGACCCTGCATTCGGGTGACCTGATCGACGTGGCCCCCGTGCTCACCCCCGGCTACGGCGACACCACCTCGATGCTGCGGGCGTTCGACGCGGCGCTGTACTCGATCGCCGACTATGTCCAGGCTGAGGTCGAAGAGGTGCGGGCGTTCGCCGCCGACGACGACCTGCGCAAGTTCTTCGTCCGCAGCGACCGGCCCACCATGCCGGCTGCTGGCCCGCGCAAGGGGCTGTTCGGCCCGGCCGCGCTCACGTCGATCCTGCTCCGCCGGCGCGACCAGTGGGACGAAGAGGGCTGAGTCCATGAGACTCAATCCACGCAGGATCGCTATCGCCGGGGCTGCCGCGACCATCCTGGGCCTCGGCGGCTACGGCATCGCCTACGCCAGCATCCCCGATGGCGGTGGCGTGATCCACGCCTGCTACCAGTCCCCGCCGCCCGCCCACGGCGCGAACCTTCAGGTCATCGACACCGGCAATGGCGGCTCGTGTGGCGGCGGCGCGGCCAGCGTCACCTGGAACCAGACCGGCCCGCAGGGACTGACCGGCGCTACGGGCGCTACGGGCGCAACCGGCGCCACGGGTGCGCAGGGTCCAACTGGGCCATCGACCGGCGGCTCGACTGGGCTCGATCTCCAGATCATCGTCGCCATCTCAAATACCCGCGCCACGGCGACGTGTCCTGCTGATCACCCGTTCGTGTTCGGTGGCGGCGGAGCTGCTGTTTCGGCCACCTATTCCGCTCCGGATTCCTTGCCGTCTTCGAGCGAGCCAGAAGCCAGTAATACCCCGAACAGCTGGACCGCAGGAACGATTAGTGGCAATAACGACACGGTGACGGTCTGGGCAATCTGCGGGAAGTGACTGTGCCATCCGTCACAGTCATCACGCCCACATGGCAGCGTCATGACGTGCTGCTGGATCGGTGCGTCCCGTCCGTGCAGGCGCAGGACTACCGCGATTTTGAGCACCTGATCATCTCGGACGGCCCTGACCGGGAACTCGCTAGGGCCAGCCTGCCGACGAACACGCGGCTGATCCAGCTTAATGAACATGATCCACGGGCTCGCTGGGGCCACCGTGCCAGGCTGCGTGGCGTCGAGGAGGCGGCCGGGCGCGTGCTCGCCTGGCTTGATGATGATGACAACTGGCGGCCCCGGCACCTGGCCACACTTGCTGGCCCGGCTATAGGCGGGTTCGCTTACTCGCGGGCCATGGTCCACGGGGGGAACGTGCCGGTGCGTATTGGCGATGGGAGTCCCGCCCATGGCCGGGTGCAGGTGTCGATGATCGCCCACGACGCGAAGATCCTGGAACTCGAAACGTGGCGCGACGAGACCAACTGGCCAGACTGGGACCTGGTACGTCGCTGGCTCACCTGTGGTATCCACCACGCCTCGGTTGATGAGGTGACCGTGGACCTCTACCCATCCGGGATAGACATGAAGGCCGGCGTTCTGGTCTCTTTTCCACCATGGCGGGAGAGCTGATGCAGATCGCCTGCTTCTACACCCAGCTGCACCCGGCCTGCAAGGCCACTCTCCCGCCGGGTACTGAGCTGGTGTGGACCGGCAGCGGCGACGACGCCTACTGGAATGAGATCAGCAAGCGGTGGACCGGCTGGGATGACCTGCTGATCATCGAGCACGACATGAAACTCCACGATGAGGTCGTGCCGCAGCTCGAAGCCTGCAAGTCTGACTGGTGCACTTTCCCCTATGAGTACGGCCCCGGGTGGCCGGACGCGCCGCTGATCACCCAGGCGCTCGGCTGCACCAGATTCTCCGCCGAGCTGCAGCGCGAGTTCACCACCGAACGGATCGCGGCGGAAGTGTCGAAGGCGGATCACATGCCACCGGAGCCGCTGTGGCATTACTGCGACCTGTATATCCGCCGCGCCCTCACCCGGGCGGGCATGAAAGAGTGCCAGCACCGCCCCCTGGTGACCCACCACAGGGGCAGGGCGCTGGTGTAGGATCGCCCCAGAGGACGGAGTAGGCCATCCCGTCCAGATAGGCCGCAGGGCCGGGGTAATTCCCCGCCTCCTGGCTGGAGCCCGCCGGGGATCACATCCCTACGGGCTTCGAGGAGGAGCCAAATGGCCAGCGAGGTTACCAAGAGGCTTCGGGACCGGCGTCTCAACGTGTGGGAGCAGTGCAAGGCTCTCGCCGACACCGCCGCCACCGAGAACAGGGCATTTTCCGCAGAAGAGCAGGGTAAGTGGGATGTCCTGAACGAGGAAATGGACACCCTCGACACCCGCATCAAGTCCGCGCTTGACGCTGAGCAGCGTTCCGCCGAGGCCGACCAGGCGTTCAACCGCCTGCACGCCGACGCCGAGGGCAAGAAGATGGCGAAGGACCCGGCCGTCAAGATGCTCAACTCCGAGCTGCGCAAGTTCCTGCTCGGCGACAGCCGGGGCAACGCACCCGGTGGGGCCTACGAGGTCGCCCGCCCGGACAACAGCCGGATCAACTGGAACTACGGCCCGGTCAACCTGGCCGAAGTCCGCAGGGCCGAGGCTGAGTACCGGACCCTGGTGTCCACCTCTGTCACCTCCGGTGGCAACCTGGTCCCGACAGATTTTTATGACCAGTTGATTGCCCATTTGATTGAGGTCAGCGGAATCCTTCAGTGTGGCCCGACCGTGCTGAACACCGCAGGCGGCGAGAACCTGCAGATCCCGAAGACCACGGCGCACTCCTCGGTGAGCGCCGCGACCAGCCAGACGGCGTCGCTGGCAGTGTCCGACCCCGCGTTCGGCCTGATCACCCTCGGTGCCTTCAAGTACGGCATCCTGCTCCAGGTCGCACGGGAACTGCTGGACGACTCCGGTGTGGACCTCGTCGGGTACCTGGCCATGCAGTCGGGCCGCGCATTGGGCAACAAGTTCGGTTCCGACCTGGTGACCGGCACCGGCACCACGATGCCGAACGGCCTGATGGCCACCTCCACGGTGGGCGTCACCGGCACCACGACCGGTAAGGGCGGCGCGGCCCAGTACAGCGACCTGGTCAACCTGGAATACTCGGTCATCGCTCCCTACCGTCAGAGCAAGTCCTGCTACTGGCTGGCGAGGGACGCGGCGATCGGTGGGTTCCGGCTGCTGCTCGACGGCCAGTCGCGGCCCATCTGGGAGCCCAGCATGGTTCTCGGGTCGCCTGACCTGCTGCTCGGCAAGCCGCTGGTGGCGGACCCGTTCATGCCGGCGGTGGCCACTGGCGCCAAGTCGATCGCGTTCGGCGACTTCAGCCAGTTCTTCGTCCGCATCGTCGGCCCGGTCCGGTTCGAGCGTAGCGACGACTTCCTCTTTGGGACCGATTTGGTCGCTTTCAGGGCAATAATCCGTGGCGACGGCACGCTGGTTGACCAGACCGGCGCCATCAAGACCTTCCAGGGGCCGGCGACCTAGTACGTGAGCCCCGCCCGCTTATCCAAGGGCCTGGCGGGCGGGGCTCATCACCACAGCAGGAGGACAGGGAATGGCAACTTACGGCAGCAACAGCACCGAGGAGCCGGGCCAGTACCCGACCACGGAGTGGAGCGACTTCGGCCTGCCCGAGCAGAACTTCGGCTCAGGTGCGCCTGGTGGCTCACCCACCTCCAGCCAGGTGGACGTAGGCGACACGAACGAGCCGGGCCAGTACCCCGACCGTGAGACCTTCACTGGCGTCGCCCTCGGCGGCACCGGCGCACCCGGCACCCAGGGGATCAACAGCGACCTGACTGGTGGCCCAGACACGATCCGCGTCACCAAGCCGACGTTCTACAAGTCGATCTATGAGCTTGATGAGCCGGGGGCCGTCTGGGACGAGGCGAACGGTGCCGGCTACAAGCAGATCGTCGTCCGCGACTCGATCTCCGGTCCTAACGACTGGACCCAGGCGAGTGATGGCTCCTACGGCCCCGGCTACAACATGCCAGGCGTCGAAGGCAACACCCCGACCCCGGGCAGCGGCCAGTACCAGACCGGCGCGGGCAACGTCATGTATGGCGGGCGGCTGAACGGCACCGGCAACACCAGCCAGCACCCGTCGTGGTCGGGGCCTGGTACCTGACATGGCGTCCCAGTTCGCGCGTGCCGTAGCCAGTGCTCAGGCTGGCTACGGTGGGCGCGGGCGGGACGGCTCGTTCCGCGAGGCGCACAGCCAGCAGCACACCGATGCGATGGACCGCATGGACACCCACGACCGGCGGCTCGCCGCGCTGGAGGCCCTGGACCCGTCCACTCTTCACGCGGCTACGGGGGAGATAGAGAAGCCGGGTCCGCAGAATTTCGGGGAGACGTGATGGAAGACCTCACTGGCAGGTTCATGGCGAACCTTGTGCCCTCCTCGATGCAGGCGGGTAACACCACTGCGGACGACCCCCAGCTGGCCATGACAGCCCCCGGCTCCCAGTCCGTTCTGCCGGTGCCCGACAAGATGGACGTGCTCCCGCAGCCGACCTTCACTAACAGCGCCCCGATCCCCGTCGTGCACCCAGGCAAGCAGCAGCATGCCCCGTTCGCTCACGGGAACCGTGGCAACGGCACCTTTGAAACGATCAGCATCGGCGGAACGTGGAAGGAAGTTTAGCCATGCCCCAGCCCGTCTCGTCGCCAATCACCTCGACCCCATCGGTGGACGGCCAGCCGTATGACGCCACCTCGGAAGCGACTATCGGCCCCTGGGTGTCGGTCGATGACAGGAGCGGCCCCGCGAGCCTGCAGGGTGGCCAGGTGACCGGCGACTTCCCTAGCACTGCCCCGTGGCAGCAGGTCTAGCGCCTGCCCAGTTCGGTTAGCCGGCGGGTGAACGCCGGGTACCAGTCGATCTCTTCCCAGCCTGGCTGGCGCTGCGTGTCAAACTGCTGCCTGGTGAACAGCTCATCGACACCGATTCCCCACTTCTGTGTCCAGCGGGCGAAGCATTCGGCGTCGTGGTACGGCCCGTTGAAGTTCTGCCGTGTCTCCATCACTTCGCCGATCTTCGGTGCGCCACGCCAGAACCGGTCCAGCCCAATGTCGTTGTGCCGCATCTGCCAGACATGCTCGTCGTGGACTGACAGCCGGTCCGGGCAGGTTTGCAGGGCACGCAGCTCGTAGTCGGCTTCGGGGCCGCCGATGGCGCGGAACCGCTCATCGAACCAGCCGGTGGCGTTAAACCCGGCGAGTGACTGCAGCTGGACCGTGTCACCGTGCGGGGCGATATAGGTGTCATAGGTGCTGGTGATCAGCTCGTGCCAGCCGGGCAGTACCACCACGTCGTCCTGGGACATCAGGCACCAGTCGCGGGTCTCGAACGTGTGCCGCATGCACTGGTTCCAGCACCAGGCGATGCTCCCGGTCTCCCAGGAGGAGCGGAAGATGTTCCGCCATATCTTCACCTGCGGGTAGACGGCCTCGATCTCGCTGTAGTCCACGGTGGGGTCGTTGGCGATGAGATTGACCGTCTCGAACTTGAACGATTCCAGCCAGCCCTTGATGGTGGCGCTCAATGTGGCCAGCCGGCGGAAGCTCACGATCCACAGGGATACCTCGTCAGGTGTCACGGGTCCAGCCATTCGATTACGGTGCCGTATTCGGGGTGGCCATGGACCTTCTCCAGGTCATCCCAGCTTGCCCAGATTGAGTGCGAGCGGAACTCGGTGAGCCAGCGCACGCAGGCGGTCCCATCGCTGAAGACGACGCCCTCAAACTGAACTTCGTCCGGTGGGTTAGCCGTTCCCTGTTCGTAATATTCAGGTGGCGGGCTGGGGCGGTAACAGCGGAACCTTCTCATAGCTCCTCCAGCAGGGCGGTGCCGCGTGCCACCAGCACCTCATCGAGCGGCGGCGCGTGCAGCGGGGCGCAGTTCAGCAGGGACAGGGCGGCGATCACCATCACGTCGTGGGGGACCTCGCCGCCGAGCCATTCCCCCAGTGCAGCCATATGCTGCGGGCGCGACCGCCAGGGCCTGAAATCGCCCCGCCTGGCCCGCCCCCAGTGGACGATCATCCCCGCTACCAGTTTCGCCAGGTCGTAGCGCCGGTCACCCCAGCGGGTCTTGTCGGCGAAGTCTTCCCGCCAGTCGATACCGGTGAACGCGCCATCGGGGGAGACGATCACGTTGCCGAGGTTGAAGTCGCCGTGGAAGGTGACTGGCTGGCACCCGCGTTCCAGCTCGCCCCACCTGACGCGGGCCACAGCATGCTGCGCCATCTCGCGCAGTCCCGGCCGCAGCATCGCCACGCGGGTGAGCGTCTTCCCCCGGTAGAACCGGTCACAGTCCGGTGCCGGGTTCAGCACCCGCACCGTGCGCCACAGGTCACGCTGCGCCCAGTCCAGCAGCCGGGGCACGAGGTCAGGGTCACCCTCGGCGGCCTCATAAGCAGGGACGCCCGCCACATACTCGTAGGCGAACATGTGTGGCCGGGTGCCGGTCAGCTTCGGCACGGCGGCGGCGATGTCAGCCTGCCGCCGGACACGCCTGGCCAGCGAATCCCGATCTTCGCGGAACTTGACCACACGCCCCCGCTCAGGCAGCACATAGGTCACCTCACCCGGCTTGACCCAGTCGTAACCAGAACGTGCCGCGACCGCCCGTGCATAGGCTGTCTCGTCGCCGATGTCGGTCCAGCTGATCCGCCGCACAAACAGCGAAGCGAACCTGACCAGCTGGTCAAGCCCGCCGGTCACCTGCCGCTCCCCGGCGAGCAGGCCCGAGGTGGTGATGCCACCCCAGAAAGACGGCAGGTCACGGCGGGTGATCATCGCCAGCCCGGTGTAGGCGTCGCCAGCCGCTGGCCCGGGGACCTTGTCGTAGATCGCATACGCCATATGGGTGCTGGGGGAAGAGCTGATCCGGCACCACCGTTCGGGTGCGGTGCCCGCCGGGATAGGTGCGACCCCCGCCCAGGATTCCCCGCCGTGCCACAGCGCATCATCGGCCGCCCACAGCGTGTCGCACGAGGCGAAGATCAGGTCATCGCCGCCCACTTCACTGCGGGCAGCGAGCAGCGAAGTGCCGGGACCGCCGCGCGGCTTATCCCAGCCGGGCACGGGAACGAAGGTGATCTTGTGGTCGGGGTGGGCCAGGTCCAGGTAGTCCCGCACCTGCTCGGCGCGGTAGCCGGTGCAGACGATGATCCTCGCGCCAGGCGGGGCCAGGCCGATCTGATGGGAAATGACCGCCCGCCCGTCGAGTGGCACCAGCGCCTTATGCAGGGCGTCACCAGCCCGGCCCATGCGGGTGCCAGGACCGGCGGCAAGGATGACGAACGCTGTCATGTCCGGCCGTAATCGTCTTCGAGGCGGGTCGTGTCGGTGTCATCGTCATAGGTGGACACTTCGAGGTAGACCAGCGGTCCCACAACCTGGTGCGCCACGCCGGGCCTGATCCGCACCATGGCCCCGTCGCCACCAAGGGTCACCTCGCCGGCTTCGACATGGCCACCGCCGGACAAGATGATGAGCAGCTCGTCCTTGCGGTCGTGGCGCTGCATTGATGTCCGGTGACCTTCCTGCACAGTCAGGTACTTGATTGTCAGGTCGTGATGGGGGTCATCGAAGCACCGCATGAACCCCCATGGCCGGTGATCGGTCCGTCCGCTCGCCAGAAGCTGGGCGAGCAGATCAGCCGTGGGCGATGGCATCGCTGATCACCTCCCGGACGTGCTGATCGTCATAGGGGGCGAGGACGGCGGCCACCTTGGGTGTCTCCAGGTGGTAGCGCAGCGCGGCGCGGGCCTGCTCAAAACCGGTGCCCTGCCCCCCGGTGAACCAGCGCTTCCAGGCCCCGGTCCAGTAGGCGAATTCCAGGATCTGCACCCCGTCGTCATGCGGCAGGACGCGCAGCCAGGCGTCCACCTCCACGTTGGCGAACTCGGGTGCCACATTGTAGAACCCGGCCAGGTCATATTCCTGCCGCCCGCCGAGCCAGTCCAGGTTGTGCGCCTTCACCGCGACCCGGTAGCTCTCGTAGACGCGGGCTGTTTTCTCCGCCTGCACGACGCCGATCAGGTGCCCGTATTGCCGGTCGGCCCAGATGTGGCCGCCGAGCGCGGCGACCGCCGCCACCGGCTGGCACAGCTTCAGTGCGATATCGAGGAGCGTGTACAGCCAGCCCTGGGAGTCGCGCTCGCCGCCGATCTCAATCGCGATCCTGCCGCCGTACCGTTCGCACAGCCGCGCCAGTTCGGCGGTCTGGTTCTCGCGGGGAAGCTGGCAGACATCGAGATGCAGCACGTCGAACCCGGCGTCCACGTCGGCATCGAGAGCGTTGAGCCAGTTGTCATCGGGATCACCGTTCTGGCAGGGGCCACCGTGGTCGCGGACCACGTCAGTCACGCCGCCGGACAGCTTCTTCACCGCCTCCACCAGCGTCTTGCTGGTGTAGCCGGTGTAGCCGGGCGTGAATTCGCCGACCTGCCGGCGGGACGCGACGATCTGCTCGACCTGCAGTTTCGCCGCCTCCTCAACCACGCGCCGGGACGCGGCACCCACGCACAGCTTCATGCCGTCACCCGCATGGCATTGGCTCCTCGCATTCGCCTCGGCTGGACGGGCAGGATCTCACCGGCCCGGCGCACCAGCACTGATGCTCCCCCGCGTGTCTTTCGTTCAGGACGCAAAAATGCTTCAGGACGTGCCGCACAGACGCGATAGTAGCGCAGGCCACCCACACGGTAGTCTGGCCCGGTGGAAGCCGCCGAACTGACCATGGTCTGCCCGTCCCGTGGCCGGCCCGGGAACATTGTGGAGCTGACGGAAGCCTGGAAGCAGACAGGCACCCAGGCGCATCTGATGGTCGTGGTGGATGATGACGACCCCGAGCTGGACGCCTACCTGTATCTCGATGTAGATCTGCACATCATCTACGAGCCCCGCCGGCTGGGGCCGATCCTCAACTCGGTCATGCCAGCCGCCGCCCAGCACGGCGGCGCGGTCGGGTTCCTGGGTGATGATCACCGGCCGCGCACGCCCGGCTGGGACAAGGCGCTGGTGGATGCGCTGCCCGGTGTCGCCTACGGCAACGACCTGTTCCAGGGGCGCAACCTGCCGACTGCCGTGGTGATGTCGGCGGGGATCGTGCAGGCGCTGGGATATTTCGTGCCACCAGGGCTGATGCACCTGTATTTTGATGATTTCTGGCTGACCCTCGGGCGCGAACTGGGTGCCCTCACCTACCTGGAGGATGTGATCATTGAGCACATGCACCCGGTGGCGGGTAAGGCCAGCTGGGACGAGGGGTATGTGCAGGCCAACTCGGTGGAGCAGTTCAACACTGACTCCGCCGCCTACCAGCAGTTCATGATCACCCAGTGGCCGGCTGACCTGGATCTGCTGCGGGCATCAGGGTGGCGCGGTGAGTGAGTGGAAGCTGTTCGAGGGAGATGTCCCATACTTCTCCACCACGGAATTCTTCGCGGCCCACCCGTGGGTACCGCCCGAGAACCAGGCTGGCCACGCCCAGCGCCAGGCGATGGTCGGCGGGATGGTCAGTTACATACTCACCCAGCGGCCGGACATCACCTCCCTGACCGACCTCGGCTGCGGCGACGGCAGCCTCCTGCACCTCCTGCGCGGCCTGCCAGTGAAAGCGTGGGGTTACGACCTGGGCGAGGCCAACCTGGAACGTGCCGCCGAACTGGGGCTCGACGTGCGCCGGGCGGACATTTTCAGCGGCCTGGAGTACGGGGATCTGCTGATCGCCTCTGAAGTCGTGGAGCACCTGGCGAAACCGGAGGCGTTCCTGCGGGGCCTGCCCGACTGCAAGGCGCTGATCCTGTCATCCCCCTCAGCGGAAACTGATGAATGGCATTATGAGCATCACGCATGGGCGTGGGACATGCGCGGCTACGCCGATCTGGTGACCCGCTGCGGCTGGCGGGTGCTGGAACACCGGGAATGCGACGGCGGCGTCAACTGGCACGGTGGCGTCACAAAGCCGCAGCGGTTCCAGGCCATCCACGCGCACCGGAAACCACGGTGACGCGGGTACGGCTGCGTCCCGCCTGGAGCCAGGACCAGCTGATGGCGTTCTGCCCCCGGCCCCACGACCACACGCGCTGGCCCGATCACATCGCCAGGGTGGCGGACACGATCCAGCTGGCCCTCGACATGGGCGTCCCCAGCGTGGTCGCCGACCTGGCGTGCGGCGACGCGGCGATCGGCCGGGCGCTCACCCCGGACAAGCTGATCCTCGGCGATTTCGCGGCCGGCTATGAGATCACCGGCATGATCGAGGACACTATTGACATGATCGGCCACGTCGGCATGTTCATCTGCTCGGAGACGGCCGAGCACCTGGATGACCCTGACGCGATGATGGTGAAGATCCGGGAGAAAGCCGACTCGCTGGTGTTCTCCACCCCGCTCGCGGAGTTCACCGACATCAACCCGCAGCATTACTGGGGCTGGGACCACGATGGGGTGAGGGAAATGCTGGAAACCGCCGGCTGGGTGCCGGAAATACAGCGGGATGTGCTGCACCCGCTTGCCCAGTTCCAGTTGTGGGGGTGCCGGTGAACTTCACCTCACACAATATTCTGCTGCCGGATGGGACGCAGACCCTCCCGGGCCAGCTGCCGGTGGCAGAGTCCGGCATATGCCGGGTCGCACTAAGCGCCCTGGGACTGGAGTTCGGCTACGGGTCACGTTCCGGTATCAGCGTGGCGGACTTGGGCTGCCTGGAAGGCGGGTTTACCGCCGAGTTCGCCCGCGCTGGGTATGACGCATATGGCATCGAGGCCCGGCAGGAAAACTACGACAATGCGGTATGGCTGAAGGATGCGCTCGGGCTTGAGAATCTGGGCTTTTTTCAGGGTGATGTCCGTACGCTACTGCCGGGCACGGAGTTCGACGCAGTGTTCTGCTCTGGCCTGCTCTATCACCTCGACGCCCCGGTGGCGTTCCTGAACCTGCTGGGCAAAGTCACCCGGCGCATGCTGATCCTGCACACGCATTTCTCGATGGAAAACGGGCACCCGGAAAGCGTCCACAACCCCACTGGAACCTGGTGTGAGCCCTTCCAGTCACAGCATGAGGGCCGCACCGGGCACTGGTGCCACGAAGAAGACGACCGGTGGGCGAGCTTCGGCAACACCAAATCGTTCTGGCTGTGCAAAGACGACCTGCTGCTCAGCCTCCACGAGGCAGGGTTCACGCACGTGTCCGAAGTGCCTGACTGGCACAATACGCAACGTTTCATGACGGTCCAGGGGTCAGGTGGCGCCTTCCCCGACCACGGTATGTTTGTGGCGGTCAAGCCGTGAAGGCGCTGGTGACAGGTCACTGCGGTTTCATTGGATGGCATTTCAAGACCCGGCTGGAAGCTGACGGCTGGGACGTGGACGGCTGCGACATCGCCGCCACCAACGCCCGCGACGCCCGTGACCTGTTCCGGCATGCTGTCCGCCGCTATGACCTCGCGGTGCATTGTGCCGCTGTCGTCGGTGGCCGCCACACGATTGAGAACGCGCCGCTCGACCAGGCGGTCAACCTCGAACTCGACGCGGGCCTGTTCCAGTGGGCGCTGCGCACCCGCCCCGGCCGGGTGATCTACTTCTCCTCCTCCGCCGTCTACCCGGTGGATCAGCAGAGCGGCATTTTCCGGTTCCCCCTCACCGAGGACATGATCGACCTGGATGTCCCACGCCAGCCCGATGAGCTGTATGGCTGGGTGAAGCTGACGGGTGAGCGGCTGGCCTGTCTCGCCCGGCGCGAAGGTGTGCCGGTGACGGTGGTGCGCCCATTCTCGGGCTACGGCGAGCACCAGGACATTGACTACCCGTTCGGCGCGTTCGCTGACCGTGCCCGTAATCGTGAAGACCCGTTCACCATCTGGGGGGACGGGTACCAGGCCCGCGACTTCGTTCACGTCGATGATGTGGTGGACGCCACCCTGGCCGTGGCGGAGTCGGGCACCGAGGAGCCGGTCAACATCGGCTGGGGCGAGCCGGTGACGATGATGGAGCTGGCGCAGCGGTTCACCAGCGCCGCTGGCTACACGCCAGGATTTAAACTGAAGACGACCGCGCCGGCTGGGGTGAGCTACCGGGTCGCTGACCCGGCCCGGATGCGCAAGTTCTACCAGCCGCGCGTCACCCTCGATGAGGGCATACGCCGTGCCCTGAGAGGCGCCGAGTTACATGAGCCCGCTGGTGTCAGTTATCAGCCCGACCTGGCAACGGCACGAGTGGCTGTTCGACCGCTGCATCGCCTCGGTGAAGGCGCAGGAGTATTCACCCATCGAGCATGTGATCGTCTGCGACGGCCCCGACCCGGTGCTGGCGGAACTGATCGGCCAGATGGAGATGACGGCAGGCTATTCGCTGATCTTCGAGCAGATGCCGCCGAACCCCGACCCACGGTGGGGGACACGCGCCCGGCTGCGCGGCCTGGAACTGGCCACCGCTGACCTGATCGCCTATCTCGATGACGATGACTCCTACCGGCCGGACCACTGTTCCCAGCTGGTGCGGGCACTGGAACGCCACCCCGAAGTGGGCTTCGCCTACACCCAGATGGCCAGCCACGGCGGCGTCATAGATGGAGCGGCCCTGGCTGTCATCGGCTCGGGTGACCTCGGCCCGTGCGCCATCGGCACACCCATGATCATGCACCGGCGGGAGCTGCTGGAAATCTCCACCTGGGGACCGCCAGACGCGATGGAAGACTGGCGGCTGGTGGACCGGTGGGTGGAACGGGGCATCAAATCTGAGTTTGTGCCGTGGGTTACCATAGATGTATGGCCGAGTGCATATCGCTGACTCCACGTGGAGCTATGCTGAAAAGCCTGGGCGTGGCACGGCGGGGCGAGGCGTGGCTGGGACCGGCTCGGCGCGGCTAGGCAGGGCTACCTCAAGGCATGGCGCGGCGCGGCTTGGCAGGGCGAGGCTGGGCGAGGCTGGGCATGGGTGCCCCAGACGGAAAGGTTCGGTGACGGCCGGTGAGTCAGGCCCCTCACTTCACCTCCTCCGTCTGGGGCATTTTAAGTCCATGATGCACAGGCTGAAGGCAACCCCCTGCCCACAGGCTGCGGGTTTTTCCGAGTCAAGCTGCCCCTCGATCAGCTGGCTGCCCACGGGTGGAAGGTGCGTTACCAGGCGTTCACCCCACCCCCCGAGGTGGCGAACTACAAGCTGATCACCGCCGAGCGGCTGGACCGCCCGCAGGTGCTCGGGGCCTGGCGGCGGCTGCGGCAGGGCCACCGGCTCGCCTATGAGATAGACGACGACGTGTGGAACATTGACGTGACCAACTTCAGCGCCTACAGCACATATTCGCGGCTGGCGGTGCTCGACGCGGTTGAGAACTCGATCATCACCTCCGACCTGGTGACCGTGACCACCGAGCCGCTGGCCGAGGCAGTGCGGGCACATACCAGCCATACCAACGTGAAGGTGATCGGCAACTACCTCCCCGCCTCTGTGCTCACCATGGAACGCAAGCGCCGTGAGCATGTGACGATCGGCTACGCCGGCGGCGCGAGCCACGCCATGGACATGGCGATGATCGCCACCACGGTGCGCAAAGTTCTCGACCGCGACCCCGGCCTGCGGCTGCATGTCGTGGGAGTGGACTACCGGCCCACCCTCGGCCACAACCACGCCTACCACACCCCATGGGTGGACAACCCAGCCGACTACTGCCGCAGCATGGATCAGTACCTGGATTTCGACATCGGCCTCGCGCCGCTCGCATCCACCAGGTTCAACGAATCCAAGAGCCACCTGAAAGCCCTCGAATACGCGGCGATGGGCATCCCTGTCGTCGCCTCAGACTTCGGCCCCTACCCAGGGTTTGTCATCGACGGGGTGACCGGGTTCCTGGTGCGCAGCAAGAGCGAATGGCGGGACCGTATCCGCGAGCTGGTGGCCGACGAGGATCTGCGTGAGAGCATGGGGGCCAAGGCCCGCGAGCTGGCTGCCCAGCATACGATTGAGGGCAACTGGCATAGGTGGGCCGCCGCGTACCAGGAGGTACTGACGTGATGATCGTCATCATGGACCAGCAGATGAGCGGCACCCGCTATGACGGCCGGGACTGGCCAGGCCATGGGGCAGAGTTCGAGGTGCCCGACTGGGAAGGCGTGGAGCTGTGCGCCGGCGGCATTGCTCACCCGAAGGCGGTAGTAGCGGAGGAGCGCAAGGTGGAAGTCGCCATGCCACCGCCTGACCCTGCCGTGGAGGTGCGCGCAGAGCCCGCAGCCGCCCAGGTGACGGCCCCGCCCGCCGTGGCGGAGGAGAGTGACGAGAACCTTCCCGTGGAGATGCGCAAGCGCGGCCCCGGCCGCCCCCCGGGCAGCACTAACAGGCCGAAGTGATGACGCGCTAAGCTGTCCCGTAACAGGCCGCACCGTCGATTGAGAGCACGACTGGTGACTGCGGCCTGCATTGATGAGCTGGTGAAAGCCTGGGCGCTCGATGAGATCACCCAGCAGGCTTTCGGTACCGAGTACCGCATCGCGGTCACCTGGGTGCCGGTCCCTGCCCCAGGTGCCCCGAACGTCATTGTCCCTGCCTGGTATCTGGCGATCACCACCCGCAACCCCCTCATCGGCGAGCCGCGCCTGTGCCACACGATACCGATCGGCATACCCGAGCCCGACGAGAAGACGGTGCGCCGGGCCATCGCCGAGGGCCTGCACCTGCTGCTTGACCTGACCGCCTCGAAGCTGGCGGGGGTGAACGGCCATGATCCCACTGCTGCACGCTGAGACCCGGTGGGAATGCCCGAACTGCCCGGCCACCCACCTGACCACCGAGCCGCAGCCGCATATCCCGTTCCATGAGTGCCCGGGGCTGCGTGGCATCCTCGCGCCCTACGTGGAGGAGGGTACTCGCTGCAACGTGCACGCCCTCGGCCGTGAGGATTACGTGGGTCCAGAGCAGGGCCTGCGGGCTGACGCTGATGGCCGTCCCGTCATGAGCGTGATAACCGAACGGTGGGACGGCAGCAACGACTGCGCCGTCTTCCCCGGTACCGCATCCGCACAACAGGAAGGCTGACCCATGGCCTGGGCAACGTCCAACATTTCCGGCGCCGGGCTTGACCAGCTCCTGAACGGCACCTTCTATGCCACCAACGCTGGCACCTCCTATGCGGCCGACACGATCGACGTCGCGCTGTATAACAACTCGGTCACGCCGGACAAGAACGCCACGCTGGTCAACAACACCTTCAACGGCGGCACCTGGACGGGCAACGAGCTGACCTCGGCTGGGCAGTGGGCCGCCGGCGGTGTCGCGCTCGGCTCAAAGACCCACACGTTCGGTGCTGGCACGGTGCAGATCAGCGCCGCCAACACCGCTTCGGGTAACGCCGCGACCCTGACGGGCGTGTTCGGCTGCGCGGTCTACGACGCCACGCTGACACTGAAGTACCTCTACTGCTGGAATTACTTCGGCGGCTCACAGAGCGTGACCGCTGGTACGTTCACGGTCGTCTGGTCGGGTTCCGGGATTCTCCAGTACACGCTCACCTAGCTAGGAGGCGCTGCCATGCGCCGTCTGGGTTATGCATTCGCCGTACTAGTGGTGACGGTAATGGTGGCCGTGGTGGGCGCCCGCGCCCTGGCCGCTGGCGGCCTGACCGACGTGACATTCAACGGGTGCCTGGCGGGCGGGAAGCTCACAGGCGTGCAGGCGACGCGGACCCCTTCGTGCGCAGCAACCGCGACGCCCGTGCAATGGGCAGGGAAGGCAGGCGTCACAGCCAGCCCGTCGCCAACCATCACATCGCCGAGCCCCAGTCCCAGTGTGAGCACAAGCACAAGTGCCCCCCCGCCGGGGACGTGCGTGACGAGCGACCCATCGGGGAACTGTGGCCCGTACAGCTACGCCGGCATCACCAACAGCAACGGCTTCAACACCTATGTGTCGAATAACTGCTGGGGCGACCCATCCTGCCAGCAGACCGTGACTGCAACCGATCCAGGTAACTGGTCGGTCACTGCGCACGAGCCTGACGGGAACACGGCGGTCATGACCTACCCCGACGTTAAGCAGATGTTCAATGACTGGTGCGGCACCGGCTGGAATGACTGCGCCAATATGACCGACACCCCTCTCTCGGCGATGTCGCTGCTGACCAGCAGCTTCACCGAGAACATGCACCAGGCGAGCGGCACGATCGCCGAAGCCGGGTACGACCTGTGGCTGACTGGTACCTCCGGTTACGGGGAGGTCATGGTCTGGGTGGATAACTCCAACCGGGGAACCGGCGGCGCGACGATCCTGGGTACGGCTAACATTGGCGGCCAGTCATACACGGTCATGCACTTCGGTTCGGGTGAGCTGATCTATTCGCTCGACTCCAACGAGCAGTCGGGCACGGTGGACATCCGGGCCGTCCTCCAGAATGCGGTGAATAACGGGTACGAGTCGCCGGGGCTATCACTGGCCGAACTCGATTTCGGCTGGGAGATCTGCTCGACTGGCGGCCAGGCGCAGACGTTCACGATAGGCAGCTACTCCATCACGGCTGCGAACTGATGGACCTGGAACAGCTGAAGCTGTCCCTCACTGGGATCACCGGCGAAGACCCGTGCATCCCAGTGCCCAGCAACGGCCACCGCAGCGAGTTCAGCCGGCCTGACCGTGCCCGGGGCGCGGACTGGCCGGCGCATGCCCCGACGATGATCGGGCTGGAGCGGCTGGGCAACATCCAGGAATGTGTGGAGAAGATCCTCGCCGACGACGTGCCCGGTGACCTGATCGAGACCGGGGTGTGGCGCGGCGGGGCCTGTATCTTCATGCGGGCCATCCTCAAGGCACACGGTGACACCAGCCGCACCGTGTGGGTAGCCGACTCATTCGCTGGGATGCCCAGCGCCGAGCACGGCGGCGAAGAGGGCTGGTTCGGCATGCCCCAGCTGGCCGTCCCGCTCGATGAGGTGAAGGCGAACTTCGCGGGCTACGGGCTGCTTGATGAGCAGGTCCAGTTCCTGCCCGGCTGGTTCGATGAGACGCTGGCCGCTGCACCCATCGAGCGGCTGGCGCTGCTGCGGCTCGATGGCGACCTGTACTCCTCGACCATGACCGCACTGGAAGCCCTGTACCCGAAGGTGTCACCCGGCGGGTTCGTCATCATTGACGACTGGTGGTTCAAGTCCTGCCGTGAGGCAGTCACCGAATACCGGGCGAAGCATGGCATCACCACGCCTATCTGGCAGGCTGACTACGGGTACTGGCGGGTGCCTTCCGCACAATGATCAGCCCGTAGCGGTATTCCACCGACTCCACCTCACCGCCAGGCTCGGTAAACAGGGCCAGGAACGATTCGGCGGTGCGCATCATCGAATGGTCACCGGCGTGCAGCGGGTGGTTCCCGTAGCCGACGAACCAGTCCTCGATCACATACCAGCCACCGGGCCTCACCAGCGGCCACAGCAGCTCCCAGGTGATGCGGGTCAGTTTCCCCAGGTGGGAGGCATCGTCCACGATCAGATCCCAGGCCGGACAGACCGCCGCGAGCTTGCCGGGCAGGTCGTCGTCTTCCTGGCTGGCGATGATCTGCACACTCTCCTGCGGCCACACCGACTCTTCGCTGCGGTCCACCCCGGCGACGACCCCGCCGGGGAACAGCGCCTGCCACATGTGCAGCGACTCACCGCGCAGCACGCCGACCTCACACACCCGCCCGGCTGTGCCGATCTCCGCCGCCATCTTCAGGTAGGTGGGCAGGTAACCCTGGCTGACCTTGTCGCTGGCGAACCGCAGTGCGAGCGGCCGGTCGGTGTCGTACTGGGCAGGCACGTAACGCGCCGAGCCGTCCGCGTTCATGTAGCGGGCCTGCAGGGCATTGGCCAGCCGGGCGGCATCGTCAGGGCAGCTGACCTCGCTCATCTCCGCGCCATACACCTGAATACCAGCCGGCTGGCGCACCGGGTCGAACATGACCGGGATGGGGCGGTGATACACCGCCAGCGGGTTGTCATCGGGATGCTTCGGCGGCTCCCCCGGGTGACGCTCGAACCCGGGCGGCCCGAGCGTCGGTGGCCCGCTGTAGTCATGTCGGTGTTCCACGTCCGGGGCGTGTATGTGCGGTTTCAGCCCGTGGCCGAGGCGCAGCCGCCCGGCGATGACCAGATCGAGAAACTGCCACGGGACACCGGTCAGGTCAGGGTCGATGATGTTGCGCAGCTTGCCGTCGCGCTCGAACTCGGTGGCGGGGATCTGCCGCTGGAGGGCGGCACCGAACCGGGTGCAGCCGAGGCCCTGCGTGAGCCGCTGGCCCGAGTTGAAAATCGGGTAGGGGAAGACGCACCACTGCTGCGGGCAGATGAGCAGCTGCGGCACCACGTCGTCGTGGATGATCATGTCCTGCTCGATGATCAGCAGATCCTCATCGCCGGTCCACCGCTCCTCGATCGCCCGCCAGTAGGCGAAATCGTCAGCGGACACGTCCACCAGTTCGGCCCCGGGCAGCCCGGCCACCTGATCGCGGGTATCAGGATCAAGACCCGCCTTTGTATAGCCGAGCAGTATCCGCATGGGGGGAGCCTACGCTGTAGTATTGCGATCAGGACGGTCTAGGCCAACGCCGTTCTTCTGCTGGCCGCAGCCCTCGTGGTGGTCCCACGGGGCCTGGCTGGAGCCCGCCGGGATTCATTCACCCGGATCTTGGCTTCAGGAGGCCACAGGTGAGCTTCTACACCGGCACGCAGTGTGAGCTGCTGTATGCGATGCCTGCGTCCGCCCCGGCGGTCACCAACACTGCTACCACAGGCATCCTGTCCGCGAACTCGACCACCATCCTTCCCTACCAGCTACCCGCCGCGTATTTCACGCAGCAGTCCGGCACCGGCACCGGCAAGTCGCTGCTGCTCAAGGGCGGCGGGTTCTTCACGGTCGGCGCTGCTGCTGACACCCTCACGATGGCTATTTACATGGACACCACGGCGGGCACGCAGCTGACGATCATGGCGCAGTCGGGTGCGATCACCCCCGTCGTGTCAATCACCAACGGCTGCTTCGAGTTCGAGGTACTGGTCACCTGTTCCGCACTTGGCTCGGGTGCTAACTCGAAGCTGAACGCGGTCGGTCACATCTTCTGGGGGCCTGGCAACAACGCCGCCGCCCCCACGTTCGCCTCCAACGGCGCGACCAGCGCGGCCGGTGTCACGATGATCGGTGCCCCGCAGACCGGTGTCACGATCACCAACACCAACGCCTACTACATCGACGTGTACGCCTGGTGGAGCGCCACGACCAACTCACCGTCGCTGACGATGAGCAACTTCCTGATCTTCGGCCTGAACTGACCGCCCGGAGGAGACACCTCTCTCATCTCGGAGGGTTAACGCGACGGTGAGGTGACCGGGATGGTGTACGCGGTCACCTCAGGTGGCGGTGGGCCATGGCCGTAGCGTTCGATTCGGTAGGACCATCCTCCGCTGGGTCGGGCGGCGCTAGCCCCCGGTCGTACACGCATACCACTGTCGCGGGCGGAACGACGGTCGTGGTCGGCGCGAGCCTCGACGGGGTAGCTGTCGGCGTTACGGCCACCTGCACAATCGGCGGCGTCTCAGCAACCTCGCTCGGGCAGGTCGCCTCCGGGGTCGGCGGTACCACCGGCATCGTCCAGGCGTGGTACCGGACGGGGGTCGCGGCCGGGGCGAATACCATCGTCGTCACCTGCGCCACTGCCGCTGACGTTGAGTGCGGGTCGATGGCGTACAGCGGCGCTGGCGTGCCCGGCGCCCCGTTCACCGCCCAAAGTTCCGGCACCAGCGGTACTGCCAGCGTTGCGGTCACATCGAACACCAGCGGGAACATGATCGCCGGGTTCGTGGCATGCGGCGATGCCGTCAACTCCACGACCAACACCAGCCGGTGGATCAACAACTTCGAGGGCAGCGCTGGGCAGGCGACCGGCAACGCGGCCGGGGCGGACGCACCGGCGACTGGCTCCACGGTCACCATGTCGTGGGGCATTAACGTCACCGTGTGGGCTGTCATCGCGGTCGAGGTGCTGCCTTCGCCAGTACCGCCGGGTACCTACGCGAGGCCTGGCCGCACGTGGCTGCACTACTTCCGCTGCCCGCAGTTCTTTAACCAGCAGCCACCTGGCCCAGTGGCGGCCCAGGCCAACCCGGCCACCGCTACGGCGTCCGGGGCGGCGCTCAACGCTACGGTCGTTACGGTCAGCGCGGCGGCTGCGCCGCAGTTCAATCCCGGTAAGACGTGGCGCAAGCATTTCCAGTGGCCGCAGCAGCAGCAGCTATCCGGCCCGCCCCCACTCGCGTGGGCCACCGCTGGGCTCGCTACCGCGACCGGCACCGCGAATGGCCTGAAACCGTATCCCGCCGGGCTCGGCGGCACCGGATATAATTCATGGTTCACTAACCAGTTCGGCGCTCCGCGCCTGATGGTGATCGAGCAGGCGTGGTCGCTGCCATACAACGCGGGCCGGTGGAATTCCGGCAACTGGCAGGGCGACATGGACGCCTACTTCGCCGCCCGGGCCGTGCAGGGATACACCGCGTGGTACGGCGTCGCGTGGGGGCAGCAGCATCAGGAACCCACGTCGCTGACTTTCGGCCGCACATGGGACGGCGTCTACCCGCTGAACATCAACGGCACCCCCGGCGGCATCGTCACCGGAGCCGAGACGGTCACGCTCAACGACACGTTCTGGCAGCGGATCGACTACCTGTTCGCCTCCGCCCGTGCGCAGGGTATCGCCTGTTTCCTCAACATGGGCCTGTCGTATGACCACAGCGACACCAATGGCATCTGGTCGCACGCCACCAACGCGCAGGCGACAGCGTTCGGCGCTGCGCTCACAGCCCGGTACCCGCAGGCCACCTACCCGCATGTGTTCTGGTTCTTCGGCGACGACGACGACGGCCCCAACGACTCGTTTTATGCCGCGCAGCTGTCCGGGATGCAGGGTGCCGGTGACACGCGGGCGCTGGTCTCGATCGAGCAGTTCACCAACACGAACTGCCACATTGAATTCGACAACAAAACCTCGTTCTCCGGGTCGTTCGGCGCACCGAACGCGACCTACAACTGGATCTACTCCTACGACGCGCCGTATTTCGGCGGCGAAGATTCGTACTCCGAAGGTGGCACGTTCACCCACATCCCGGCCGTGTACGGCGACGGGGTGTATTACGGCGACACCGGCGCCGGCACCATCCCTAACCGGGCGATCAGGAACTTCGCCTGGTGGGCGCTGGCCAGCGGTTCGCGTGGTTTCGCGGCCACGTCCGGCCCGTCCGACATTGGCACCGGCCCGACCCAGCTGTGGCAGTGGCCATCCGACGCGATCACAAGGCTGACCACCGACCCTAACGGCACGTTCACCACGTCCACGGTGGGGACTATCGCGTCGTTCTTCAGTGGCCTGACCGACTGGTGGAAGCTGATCCCCGACACGGGGAACGTGTTCATCACCGCAGGCCGGGGCACGCGGGGAACGTGCGACGCGCCGGGCGGCACGTTCAACTTCCGCAACAGCAGCACGTATGTCGCCGGGTCGGTCACCCCGGCGGGGACGCTCGCGGTCATTTACTGCAAAGCCGCTATGTCGATCACGATCGACCAGACGAAACTGGGTGCCGGGTACACCGCGACGTGGGTGGACCCGCTGTCCCTGGCCACGCAGGCGGCCACCCCGGCCGCCACGTACAACAGCACCCCGCTGGGGAACAACTCGGCCGGTGACCCCGACTGGGTGCTGGTATTGCAGGGGCCACCCGTCACCCCGGCGGCATCCGCAGGCTATGCGCTGCCGGGCTTGACATGGCGCAAGCATTTCCAGCATCCCCAGCAGTTCGTCCCGCCGGCACCAGCTGGCGCGGCAGCCACCAACGCGAACGCCGGCCTCGCATCAGGCACCGCTACTGCCCTCGGCCAGGATAACGACGCTACCTTCGACATCCTGATCTCGCCGAACGCTGGCGCAGCGGTGGCGACTGGCGCCAGCCTCGGGCAGGACGCCGGGGCAAACATCGCCGCCATCTCGCCTAATGCGGCAACCGGTGCCGGTACTGGCACCGCCCGTGGCTTCGACACCGGGGACGCGCTACCTGGCGTGTCGTACCCGCCACAGCGGGCGCAGCCCAGCCCAGTCTGGCTGAAGTTCTTCCACCACGAGCAGCAGCCGGTACCGCCGGCACCATTTAACGTCTACCCGGCCCCGGCGCTTGCGACCGCGACCGCTCTCGGCCAGGACACCGGGGCAAGCATCGCCTCGGTGGCACCTAATGCAGCTGTCGCGCCTGCCACGGGTACCTCGCTCGGCAACGACACCGGGGCCAACGAGCCTGCGGTCACCGTCAATGCGGGTCTGGCAGCGGGCGTCGCCACCGCCCTGGACGCCACCACCTCCGTGCCTGGGCCAGCCCAGACACCGGCCTACCCGGGCGCGGTGTGGCGGCACTACTTCCAGCATCCACAGCAGGCGCTCCCGCCGGTTCCGGCGCCGATGGTCACCGCGAACGCTGGCCTCGCGTCCGCTACCGGTACCGCGCTCGGGCAGGACGCGGGCGCGAACATTGCCTTCGTCTCGCCGAACGCTGCGGTTGCCGCCGCCACTGGCGCCGCACAAAGCCCGAATCCCTCGGTCGCGCCCAATGCGGGCCTGGCGGCGGCAACGGGTGCAGCACAGAACGCTATTGCAAACGTCCAGCCAAATGCGGCCATGGCCCCCGCGACCGGTACCTCGCTGGGCAACGACACTGGGGCTAATGAGCCGGCGGTCACGGTCAACGCCCAGACCGCTGCCGCCGTGGCGTCGGCGCTCGATGCGACCACCACGATCCCGGCGCCACCGCCGGCGGTCGCCGCCCCCGGCCGTATCTGGAAGCATTTCTTCCAGCACCCGCAGCAGCCTGTCCCACCAGCTCCGGTCATAGCCACCTTCGTCAACGCCAATGCTGGGCTCGCCTCCGCCACAGCGACGGCACTCGGGCAGGACACCGGGGCGAACATCGCGTTCGTCTCCCCGAACGGGGGCAATGCACCGGCTATCGGCACGGCTCCCGGCTTTGACAATGGGATAGACAGCGCTTTCGTCTCCCCGAACGCCGGACTCGCCAGCGGGTCCGGCGCGGCGCTCGGGCCTAACCCGCAAGTCACCGTCAACGCGGGACTCGCCGCCGGCACTGGCACGGCCCAGAATGTGACACCCTCGTCCGCGTCGGCCGCCGCTGCCACGCCGGCGCTGCCCGGCGGGACGTGGCGCAAGCATTTCCAGCACCCGCAGCAGTGGCGCCCATTCGTGCCGCAGCCGCCGCCGGCGCTGGTCCCGGCGACCGGCACGTCGTCTGTGTCTGACGTGAATACGGGGGTCGCCAGCGTCTCCGACCCGCGTAGTGGCCTGGCCACTGTCGGCGAGGGTGCCGGCGGCCTCGCCTCGGTAGGATAAGCCTCAGGCAGGCCGCGCTGACCCGAGGCGGCAGCCGCATGGGCGCAACCGTGTTCTTCCAGAACCAGGCCGGGAACGACACCGCCACCCTGCAGATGATCTTCCAGGTCAGTAGCGTCAACGCCGACCCCACTGCCGTCTCCTGCGTGATCACCGACCCGACCGGCGTAGCCACCACCCACACCTTCGCCGGCGCGGCTCCCGCTGACATCAGCAAGCTGTCTACCGGCGTCTACCAGCTGCTGATCGGCTCCACGATCGTCGGCATGTGGTCGTATGTGTGGATCGGCACCGGCACTGCCGCCGAAGTCGATGCGGGCACCTGGACGGTCAACCCGGCTTCCACGATCCACCAGTTCTACACCTCGGTGGAGGAGCTGAAGTCCCGTCTGAACATCACCGACACGGTGAGCGACTTCGAGCTGGAACTGGCCGTGCAGGCGGCGGCGAGGGCAGTCGAGAGCTACTGCGGCAGATTCTTCTACCAAATCGCCGAGACTCGCACCTACGTGCCCTACGACCTGTATGAGCTGCCCGTCGATGATCTCGTTTCGGTCACGTCGATGGCCACCGACCAGGACGGCGACGGCGTGTTCGAGCAGCCGTGGGTGGCTGGCACCGACTTCGAGCTTTCCTTCGGGATCTGGGAGTTCAACCAGAACGTCACCGGCGAGGCCCGCCCCTACACCCACATCCGGGCGATCAACGCGGTCGGCGGCGGCAAGTTCTTCCCCTACACGTGGCCGTTCAGCCGGCTCGACCGCATCCAGATCGTTGGCGTGTGGGGCTGGCCAGCGGTGCCGTACCGGGTGAAGCAGGCCGCCCTCCAGATCGCCAGCGAACTGTTCAAGCTGAAAGACTCCCCGTTCGGCCTGGCTGGCACCTCCGAGTTCGGCATGGTCAGGCTGCCCCGGGGCGGCAACCCCTATGTGGCCAGCCTGCTCTGTGACTATGCCAGCCCGATGCGCAAGGTCGGTATGTGACCGCCTGGGCAGACCTGCGGGAGAAGGCGCTCTTCGGCCTCATCGACGGCCTGAACGGGGCGGTCGGCCTCGTCATCGGCCTGCTCCACTCCCACGCGGCGGCGTCGCTGATCTTCGTCGCCCTGCTCGCCCGCGCCGGATCGTCCTCAGTGTCGATGGCAGGCGCCCAGTATGAAGCCGACGACAGCACCCCCGACCAGGCCATCCGGTGGGGACGGGTCGCGGCGATGGGCGTCGGCTACCTGGTGTCGGCGCTCGTGCCCGGCATCGGGTTCGCGTACAGCACGCACCTCGGCGTGATCATTTTCGTCCCGGCCTGCATAATTATCCTGGCTGCCATCACCTGGACACGCGCCCGGAGCACCGGCTGGCTGAAAGCGGCGGTCACCACTGTCGTGATCTTCGCGCTCGCGGTCGGGGCGGGCCTGCTGGCCTCCCTGGTGGCCGGCTGAGAGGAGGCCCGGTTGCACCTGATTCTCAGGATTCTGGGTGTTGATGACCTCTCTGGCCCCTGGTACGGATTCTGGAGCGGGTTCGGCTCCGACCTGACCGAGTTTGCCCTCATCGGTGCCCTGCTCAGCATGGTCCGGGCGCATAATTGTGAAGTGCATGGCTGCTGGCGGGTCGGCCGTCACGTCACCGCCGCTGGGCAGCACGTGTGCCGCCGGCACCACCCGGATGGTCACCTGACCGAGGAGAGCGTCCGCGAGGCTCACCGGTTCTACCTGGGAAAGAGGCCCGGTCGTGGCTGATCTGACTAGTGTCTGTAATGGGCTCGCCACCGCGCTCGGCACAATCCCCGGCCTGCGGGTCAGCTCGGGCTTCACGTCCCAGGTGAACCCGCCGATGGCGGTGGTCATGCCGCAGCCGTCCCAGTCGCTGCGGTTCGACACGATGGGCGGCGGGATCAGCTACCTGCTGCGGGTCGTGCTCCTCGCCCAGTACGCCCAGGACTCCTCGTCGGTGAACCAGCTCAACTCCTACCTGGCGACCACCGGCCAGTTTTCGGTAGCGGCTACGATACTGGCCAACCCCCGGCTCGGCGGTGCGGCAGAATCGGTGAACATGGACTCAGTGAGGGGATACGGGCTGATGGAATGGGCTGGCCAGCAGTACCTCGGTGCCCAGATACTCGTTACGGTGCTGGCGACGTGAAGATCCCCAGGCGGGTGCTTATAGTGCATCCCGGCCCGAACTTCTCCGTTTCCGACGTGTTCACCGGCTGGCAGGAAGCCTTCATCGAGGCAGGCATCGCCTGCCGGGACTACAACCTCGATGACCGGGTCGCCTTCCACGACTCGGCCTACCTGTTCACCGGCAACCACGACAAGGACGGCAACCCCCAGTTCAAGAAAGCCTTCCACGACAAGGCGGCAGTCATCGGGGTGTCCGCGAACGGGATCTACGCCACCTGTTTCCAGTGGTGGCCCGACGTGGTACTCATCGTCAGCGCGTTCTTCATCCCGACCGACTTCATGGATGTGATGCGCTCACGCGGCATCAAGGTCGTGCTCCTGTTCACCGAATCGCCGTATGAGGAGACCCGGCAGCTGGAACGTGCCCGCCACGCTGACCTGGTGCTGCTCAACGACCCGCTGCGGATCTCGATGTATGACGAGGCGGGCATCCCCGCCCTCTACATGCCGCACGCCTACCGCCCCGGCCTGCACTACCCAGGGCCGGGCGAAGACCAGTTCATGACCGACTTCGCCTTCATCGGCACCATGTTCCCCTCCCGGCAGGAGTTCTTCTCCAAGATGGTGGCACTCGGCGCGTTCGACGGGCTTGATTGCACATTTGGTGGAAATTGGAACACGGTGAAAGAGTCCGACCCGCTGATGAAGCTGCTGTCGCATGAGCGGAACGAATGCGTGGACAACGCGCTCACCACCCGGATCTACAAGTCCGCCAAGGTCGGGCTCAACATGTACCGGCGCGAAGACGACGATGACACCCATGAAGGCTGGTCGGCCAGTCCCCGTGAGATCGAGATGGCGGCGTGCGGACTGTTCTTCCTGCGCGAGTCCCGGCCCGAATCGGATGAATTGTTCCCAATGTTGCCTACCTTCGCCAGCCCGGAGGACGCGGCCGAGCAGTTGCGGTGGTGGCTCGACCACGACATCGAGCGGGGGATCGCCGCCATCCAGGCGCGGGCACGGATCAGGGACCGCACCTTCGCCGCCAACCTCAAGAAGCTGCTCCAGGCGCTGGATGAGCTGTAAGCCGAGCCGAGCCCTGCCTTGCCCCGCCATGCCCTGACCCGCCGTGCCTTGCCCTGAGGTAGCCATGCCCAGCCGCGCCATGCCATGCCTTGCCGCACCCGGCCCTGCCATGCCGCGCCTTGAGGTAGCCCAGCCCGGCCCTGCCTGGCCAGGCCCAGCCGTGCCCAGCCATGCCTTGCCGCGCCCCGCCCTGAGGTAGCCCAGCCATGCCCCGCCCTGCCCCGCCATGCCGGGCCATGCCACGCCCAGCCATGCCTCGCCTCGCCTGGCCTTGCCGTGAGGTAGCCCAGCCACGCCCTGCCAAGCCGAGCCAAGCCCGGCCTTGCCACGCCGAGCCCTGCCCGGCCAAGCCCTGTCATGCCCTGAGGTAGCCCTGCCCAGCCCTGCCTTGCCCATCCTCGCCCTGCCATGCCGAGCCTTGAGGTAGCCCTGCCACGCCGAGCCTTGCCATGCCGCGCCCGGCCACGCCCTGCCTCGCCTCGCCCCGAGGTAGCCATGCCTAGCCGCGCCGGGCCATGCCAGGCCTGGCCCCGCCCGGCCCAGCCTTGCCGGGCCTCGCCCTGCCTTGAGGTAGCCCTGCCGCGCCGCGCCTTGCCCGGCCTCGCCTGGCCTGGCCCAGCCATGACTAGTCGTTTTCGAGCTTACGGAGCCGTTCCTTCAGGTCGGCTATCTCCTGCTCTGTGTGCTTCACTCGCGCACGGTCGTCTAGCCGCGCGTGCTTCAGCATGTTGATCTGCTCGTCATGTTCGGCGAGCCGTTCAGCCTGCATCGACAGGATGGCCACAATATTGCTCATCCCACGGCGGACCTCTTGCACAAGCTGGCGCTCGGCGTTCGCCATGGATGAGGTGTCGATGGCCTCCACGACCGCGAGGCCCCGCCTCTCGGCCCGGCGTGCCCGCTTGCCGTAGCGGCGGCCCTTGTCGAGCATCGCCTGGCCCTCGATGAGCTGGTAGCCGGCACCTCGTACCGCCCGCAGGCTGTACGAGTGCTCGCGCTCCAGCAGCCTGGCTCCAGCACCAACCGCCTGGTAGTAGGCGCTGTCCTGCCGGTCGATCTCAACCTCGGCGGATAGTTCGCTGTGCGGGATGACATCCTCGACCTTCAGGGTGCCTTCCTCGATCCGGCGCACCAGGTATTCCATGATCACCTGACCGGCTGAGCGGCCATCGGCCCGCTTCGGGGCGAACTGGGCGTTCAAATCTTCATCACCTCGGCCTCGAACCGGCCCCAGCCGTTGACCCGGTTGTCACCCAGGCCCTCAACCACACCGGAGGTGTGGACGATCTCCTCGAACTCATCGAAGTCGAGGAGGTTGGCCAGCAGCAGCCAGTCCACGGTCAGGCCCCAGGTGGGGAATGCTGGCCGGCATCGGGGGGTGCGCCCGCGCACCGCGACGATCGTCACGTCCTTGTACTTGCCGAGGGCGTATAGCTCATCGGGGGTCTTGCCGTCGTCGGGGAACACCAGGGAGGCGTTCGGCTCAGCCGGGTCGGCGATGTTGAGCGCCCGGACGATGTCCTTGCCTTTGCGCGTGGCCTTCGCGGCTTCCTGGAAGCAGCGGCGGACGTTCATCTTCGGCACCACGATCCGGTCTTCGTGCATGTAGAGGCCGCCCAGGAATTCCAGGCGCTGGATTTCCCGCCGGTCGTCCTCTGTCTTGGTGCGCTTTTTCGTGATCTTGGCGATCTCCCGTGCCCAGTAGTTGTCTGGGTCGGCGAGCTGGACGTTGTGCTGTGCATACTGGGTCTGCCCGATCAGGCGCGTTCGCACCTTGACGGCGGTAGTTCCTGCCATGCGGCCCTCCTAGTTCCATATCCTCGGCGGGAATCCCCAGCGAGGGTGAGCGCAAGACTATGTTTAAATCTGTGCTACAGTCAAATCGCATGGCTCGGCTGGGCGAGGCCAGGCGGGGCTTGGCGCGGCTAGGCTGGGCGGGGCCAGGCATGGCTACCTCAAGGCACGGCGTGGCTTGGCCCGGCGCGGCGAGGCCCGGCGCGGCTCGGCCCGGCGCGGCCCGGCAAGGCATGGCTACCTCAGGGCACGGCGGGGCATGGCCCGGCGTGGCTCGGCATGGCAGGGCCTGGCTCGGCATGGCAGGGCCTGGCTCGGCATGGCAGGGCCTGGCTCGGCATGGCCTGGCATGGCTACCTCAGGGCGGGGCATGGCTGGGCGCGGCGCGGCGGGGCAAGGTCTGGCCAGGCCGGGCACGGCAGGGCTACCTCAGGGCTAAGCGGGGCCAGGCGGGGCGCGGCTAGGCGGGGCGGGGCTCGGCCGGGCGCGGCCAGGCTTGGCGCGGCGCGGCACGGCAGGGCTACCTCAGGGCACGGCTCGGCTCGGCAAGGCCAGGCTGGGCCGGGCGGGGCATGGCTGGGCTACCTCACCTGGCTGGGTTCCCGGTGTTTAGACTGGGAACCCAGCCAGGCTCTGAGCGAGGTGCGCTATGGCTACCATCCCGCGCCGATGGTTTAGCGAAGTAGGGCCAGCCCGCAGCAGGGGCATGACGTTGCTGCCGACCGTGCACCGCAGCAACGACGCGGGCGGGCAGACCTATGGCGCCCACCCAGCCAGGCTCGCTGCAGCGCTGCGGCTGCTGGACACGGTCTGCGGGCCATATACCTCTGTCGCTGACCTCGGCTGCCTGCACGGTGCCTACACGATCGCCTTCACCAAAGCCGGGTACCTCGCCACCGGCATCGACGCGCGGGCGGAGAATATCGCCGTCTGCCGTGAAGTGGCAGCCGGGACGCGCGCCCAGTTCATCTGTGATGATGTGCGGAACATCGAAAACCACGGCCCGTTCAACGCGGTGTTCTGCTGCGGGCTGCTGTATCACATGGAGCAGCCGGTGAAGCTCCTGCACCAGCTCGCGCAGGTCACCAGCGAGCTGCTCATTGTCCAGACCCACTACTCGACAACGGGCGGCAGCCAGAACGAGGGCTACGAGGGCTGCTGGTACATCGAGGGCGACCTTGCCCACCCGTGGTCCGCGTGGGGGAACGAGCAGTCCTTCTGGCTCACGCGCCCGGCGCTGTTCGCCGCGATCCAGGACGCCGGGTTCGGCTTGGTGGCTGAGATCCACGACCACCTCGGGGATGTCAACGGCTCAGCTGGGCGGCTCATGGTGGCCGGGATCAAGCAGTAGGGAAGCCGCGCCGCATCCAGCTGACGAACACCTCCGCCTCCACCCGGCGTCCCCGCCTGGCGTGCTGCAAGAACTCCAGCTGCCCGGACTCCATAGCGCGGTACACGCTGGCACGGGACAGCTGCGAGCCTTCACACACTTCGGCGACCGTCATCCAGTACAGCGACGGTGGCTCCTGGTAGCTGCCCCACGCCTGATCCACACCACTATTTTCGCGCCGTGAGACGCCAGGAGACACCCCGGGCGGGCGCGTTGGGCATAATGGAGCCTGAGGCCGCACCCTCTGTCTGAGCTGAGGAGCGGCTGTGGCGCGTATACATGGGAAATCAGGGTTCGTGTATATGGGCATCGCCTCGGGCGCTGTCGCCAGCCCGATCGCGTTCCTGACCAACTGGAACCTGAACTTCACGGTGGACCAGCCGGAAGTCACGGCGTTCGGCGACGCCAACAAGATCTACGTCTCGGGCCTGCCCGACGCATCCGGCGACTTCACCGGGTTCTTCGATGACGCGAGCCGCCAGATCTACACCGCCGCCCGTGACGGGATCGCCAGGAACTTCTACCTGTACCCCAACACGGTAGCGGACCCCAATATGTATTGGTTCGGCCAAATCCTGCCTGATTTTACAGTAAGTGGCGGAATTGCCGAAGCAATTGGTGTGAAAGCCAATTGGAAGGCCTCAACGGCGGTCATCAAGTATGCGCCTGTTGAAGGGTACGGGTGATCCTGGGGTCTTGACCCCAGTCACAAAGTTCGTATATGCTCGGGGACATGGCCGCTACCCGAGCATGCGAAATACCCGACTGTCCTGGTGTGCACTACGCCAAGGGCCTATGCCGGAACCACTACCGTCGTCAGATGCTGTATGGCGACCCATTGGGCGGAAACCGCACCCCGGAACGCCAGCCCAGTATCTGCACCGTGGAGGGCTGCACTCGCGCCGCCGCCACGCATTCCTACTGCCTGGCGCACTACATGCGCTGGAAGCGGCATGGTGACCCGCTCGGCGGCCGGCCGCGCATGCGCGAGCAACTACCAGAGCACTGTCTGATAGAGGGCTGCCCTAAGCCCCCTGCGGCGCGGGGCTGGTGTTATAGCCACTATGAGCGCTGGCACAGGTGCGGCGATCCCGAGGCTCCCATGCGCCGCGCCGCCAACGGCACTGGCTGGCGTGGCATCGACAGTCGCGGCTACATGGTGGTCAAGCACGGCAGTAAGACTGAGCTTGAGCACCGGCTCGTTATGGAGGAAACACTTGGCCGCAAGCTCCTGCCAGGTGAAGAGGTTCACCACAAGAACACGATCAAGACCGACAACGACCCCTCTAACCTGGAACTATGGAGTGGCAGTCAGCCAAGAGGCGGTCGAGTGGAGGACAAGATCGACTGGGCACTGGAGTTCCTGGGCCTCTACGGCGAGGTGGATTTTAAGCGGCTGCGCTAGTCTGTCCCCAGCCCACATTGGAGGCCGCAATGTCCGTCACCGTCGTTCACGACGCCATCCACGTCAACGTGCCGCACCTGCCGCCGGGGATGGCGGCTGGCTACACGACCGGCTCGACCGACATCCAGTGGACTGCGGCTGACTGGCATGCCCACCCAGGCGCGGTACGGATCGACCAGGACGCGAGCGCCTCCGACCCGCAGGCCGACGTGCTCGACGTGGAGAGCTTCGCGGCCACCAACGCCGAATCGGCTGGCTGGTACCGCCGGGCGCTGGCCAGTTTCAACGCGGGCACGCGGCCGGGGCAGCGTCACCCGGCGATCTACTGCAGCGCGGGCAATGTGACAGCGCTGGTGAACGCGCTGATCGCCGGCGGGGTCCGCTCTGGCCCTAACCTGTGGGTGGCGAAATGGGACTTCAGCTCGGTAGATGACATCGCCGCCATCAATAATGCGTCGGGACCGTTCCCGATCATCGGCGGGCAGTTCTCGGACGGCCAGTTCTACGACAGCAACGTGTTTTCTTCGGCCTGGCTGGCGAATACGTCGATGCCGCCGCTGCCGAAGCCACCGGCTACGCCAGCTCAGGTTGAGGCGAACGGGCGGCAGTCGTGGCGGGAACTCGCCCACGCCCACGGCACGACCGTGGTCCGCTCGCTGGAACTGACGGTGGAGCACCAGCACGGCCAGCTCTCCCAGCCCCGCCAGGCCGCTTACGTGGCGGTGGGGGACTGGAATGCGATCCTGCCTGGCCCGGCCGGGAATGTGCCGGGCGTCAAGATCTGGGTCGGCAACTGACCGAGGACGAACTCCGCGAGCTGGCCGGCTATACCGGCCCGCCTGAGGTAACGTTCGCCGGGCAGCAGTGGAAGGTCCGCTCCGACCCGCTCGCCGCCCTGCTGCGGTATGTGCTCGCGGATATAAAGGCCAAGCCGGAAGAGGACGCGGAAGGCCCGGCCCTGGCTGCCATGCACCGGCTGCTGGAAGACTGCCTGGTGGACTTCCCGGCGTTCAGTGCCGCCGCGTTCACCGCCAAGGTCACCTTTGACGATATCCAGGCAGTGGCTAAGGCGGTCATCGAGTACACGTGTGCCCGGAATTTCTGGCCGGCGATGCGGCTGCTCGGCTACCTGGCTGGCAGCCTGGAGGAGATCGACGGCAACCTGCTGCGCACGTCGGCGCGGGGCCTGACCAGCCTGACCGCCCGTGAAGCCTGTAATCTGGCATTGGCGATATGCCTCGATGGCCGTGATGAGGAGTCTCGCCAGGAGTTCTTCATCGACCTCAGCTATGAGGGGTCGCCGGAAGCTGAGGCCCTGGCGGCGCTGAGGGAGTACAAGGCAGCTCAGGCTGCGGCGGCGGAGGCCAGTGATGGCGAATGAGAACGTTGAGATCACCTTCGATGAGAGCGCCCTGGCGCTGTGGTATGTGGCGGTGTCGGAGGAGCTGCTGCCCCGCATCGCCACCGAGGTTGAGGATCTGGCCCGCGCTATCGCACCCATCCGTGGCCGTCACAGCCCCGTCCCCAAGTGGGCCAAAAAGGGGTACATCGGGGTGCCTGGCCGGCTGAAGGCGTCGGTGCAGTCGAGCGTGGACCGGGACTATATCGGCCCCTACGCTGACATTGCGGCCCTGTGGTATGGCCGGTTCATGGACCCGCCGGCGAAGCAGATCAAGCGGTACATCCCATTCCTGCCTTCGGCGCTGATGTGGACCGTGGACGGCAGGGAATATCACCTGTAAGCGGGGATTGATATCCAGGGTCATGCGGGGCAGCCCAGCGGCGGCCGACAGCAAGGCCCGCAGACCGTCGTCACCGGGGCGGGGCGCGAACCCGCAATACCGGCACCGCAGTTCCAGGCTTGAGCTGTGCCCTCTGGGCGTGTAGGTGGCGGGGATGGGCAGCGGCCCGTTGTAGGCGAACACAGTGACAGGCCGGCGCCGCCCACGGTGCCCGCACACGAGCCTGATCATGGCCGTCATGGTAGCCTGGCAGCACTTCCCCGGCCTCCGGGTTGAGAACAGGGCGTGCGCATGGCACCGCGCCCATCCTCCCCACGCAAGCAGGCCGTACATGTCGAACACCCGCAGCACCACACCGCCGAAAGGCCGGGCGACACCTGCCCGGCAGTCTAAGCCTGAGCCGCCGTCGTTCAAGCTGATGGGGGCCGAATACAGGCTCGCCGACAAGGTGGGCATCTGGCCGCTGATGCAGTATGCGCGGGCGATCGAAACCGGCGACAACGACATGGGCCAGCGGCGGATGATGGCCTCCGCCCACGCGATCCTGGAAGACTCGGTCCACCCTGATGACTGGGGCCGGTTCCAGGAAGACATGATCAGCAAGAAGATGGACGACCTGCTGGTGGTGCTCGACGCTGTCATGGGCGCTGTCCGCATCGCTGACGCTAAGCGGTCCCGTAATGGCCGCCGCACTCCTGCCCGGGCCGCTACCGCAGAGATCGCCAGCTGACCCGGGAGTAAGCCGTGGCGGACGCCTTCGCGCTGGCTAATGCCTTCGTGCGGATCAGGCCGGACACGGCCGGTTTCCGCCCCGAGGCTGACGCGAAGCTGAAGGCTGCCCTGGCGGGACTCGACCCGACCGTCAAGATCAAGGCGAACACCGACGCGGCGAAGCTGGTTGCCGGGGATCTGAAGGCTTACCTCGATTCGCTGGTGAAGCGCAACTATGACCTGCGGCTGAGCGTAGACGACAAGAACGTGAAGGCGAAGCTCGCCGCCGACTACGCCATGCTGCTGAAGCTCAACAAGCGGATTGAGGCGGGAGTCTCGCTGGCCGGCGCGGCCAAGATGCAGGCGGACCTGCTGCGCATGGACGCCTCGCTGGACCGGCTCAAGGTGAACCTGGATAAGGCGTCTGCCGCCGCCAGGGCCGCGTTCATCACCATGGAGACCGAGACAAGCGACCTGAACGCGAAGCTGGCGCAGACCGACGACGCCGCTAAGGCCGTGTTCTTCACTATGGCCGGGGGCGGCGCCATCTTCGGGACGCTGGGCGGGCGGATCTCCCTGTTCGGCGCACAGACCAAGCAGACGATCTTCAACTCGATCACCGGCTGGCACCTGATGGCTGACGTGATCATTGAGGCGGCTGCGGTCCTGATCCCGGCGACGATCGCCGTGATCGCTTTCGGTGCTGCGGGTGCGCCGGCGGTTGAGGCGATCACCAAGCAGATGCAGAACATGAAGATCGTCACCGAGGCGACGGGCAAAGCGCTCGGCCCGTTCACGGGCGGTTTCCAGAAAGTCGCCGAGGCGGTGCGCCCGCAGGTTTACCAGATGTTCGGTGATGCCCTGACGATCATCAACAAGCACATGGGGGAGTTCAGGACGCTGGCGCTGGGCACCGGCAAGGTGCTGGACCAGCTCGCTGCCCGTGCCAGCGTCGCCTTCCTGTCGGGCGGGTTTAACGTCTTCCTGCGCCATGCCATCGGTGATGTCAAGCAGCTCGGCGACATTGTCGGCAACATTTTCGGCACGATCGGCAACTTCCTGAAAGTCATGCCCGGCTATGCGCAGGTGCTGCTGACCATCCTGGACAACACGACCAAGGTGATCGAGCGGGTCACGGGCGCGGGCGTGGTGCAGAGCTTCGCTCACCTGGGACTGATCGGGCATGGTGCGTTCGTCTACCTCGGCCTCGGCGCGACCATCGCCGCCAAGGCGGTCACGTTCAGCCTGGACAGGATCTCCAAGGTGGCCCTGGCCAGCGCGATCGGCCTGGGCAGGCTCGGCTCCGTGGGCAAAGTCGCCGCTGCGGGCATGGAGAGGTTCGCTTTCGCCGCCTCTGGTGCGGCGACCCTGCCGTGGGGCTGGATCGCTCTCGCGGCGGTGGCTACCGGCATCCTCGCCTACAAGATCATCACGCTCAAGGACGCTACCCAGACGTGGCTGGGCTCGATGCAGGATGCCCTGAAGGCGCAGAACGCGGTCATCGGGTTCACGGCTCTGCAAGAGGATCAGGTTTTCGTCATTGCCCGCCTGGTGCGGGCGCAGACAGCGCTCAACAAGGTGCAGGGGGCCTCTCCCCAGGTCAACGCGGGCCGCGCTGGCACGCAGGGCATCACCGCCCAGAATGTGGCAATGAACCAGCAGGTCGTTATCTCCAGGGATCTGCAAGCCGGCCTGCACCAGCTCACAGGCGAATCCATCCTCTATAACCAGAGGATGGCCACGCTCGTGGCCACCTTTGGCAGCGCGGGCGAAGCATCCGGCCTGCTGATCGCCTCCGGTATCACCATGAACCAGATGCTGGATACCAACCAAAACCACTGGCTTCAGGTACTCCAGCAGGTGGGTGCCACCCAGGTGGCCTATCAGACAATGGGTCAGACCATGGGGATGCTCGGCGCGGACATGAACGCGCTCAACATCATGGCGTCGGACCAGGTCACCCAGATGACCAAGGTGAACCAGGCCCTTGATGGCGTGCTCCAAATCGTCCAGGGTGGCCAGAGCACATTCCTGCTCTTTGAGCAGGCTCTCCAGGGCATCGGCACGGCGGCGGGGGCTACCGGGGCCAGCATGAAGGGGATCGGGCCGAACTCGGTCGCCCTGCGGCTCGCCTGGCAGACGGCATACACGGCAGGGTTCAAGCTGCTTGACGCGCTGCGGATGATGACCGCGATCTCGCCGGGCGCCAGCAAGGGCAGCTTCCCGCAGCTGACGAGGGCGATGAAAGACTCCCTGGCTCAGCTGCTGCCGATGGGCAGGCAGAGCACCGCGACCCGGGCGCAGATGGTGTCCCTCGCCAACTCGATCAACCCGGCTATCACCAACTTCAAGCAGCTGACCACATGGATTGGCAACATCAAGCACCCCGGCAAAGACCTGAATGACCTCCTGGCGTCAATGGGTCTCAATATGCAGGACCTGGCGAAAGACGCGGCGAGCCTGTCCACCACGATGCAGACGCAGATGAACGCGGTGTTCTCTTCCGCGAAGCTCGCGGCGAGCGGGGTTGACGGGGCCGTCAAGAAGCTTGGTACCGACATGGGTGCCACCCACCCGAACTTTAAGCAGATACAGGGCGATGCCCAGGTTCTCTACGACAAGCTGGTCCGCAACCACGTTATGAGCAGGCAGGTCGCCCGGGACTTCGTCACCGCCCTCGACCCGGCCTTCCACGACACCGGGAGAGCCGCAGGAAATAGTGGCGCGGCGCATCAGGTGGGCATCTTCGCCGGCAGCATGAGTAACGCCCAGAAAATCGCGGACACGTTCGTGCACCGCAGCCCCTACCACGTGCAAGTCATCGAGACCGGCAAGGGGACGTTCAGCGTCAGCCAGGGCGGTATCTTCGCCAAGACCTCGCCAGGTTCGCCCGCACTGGCCCATCCGGCGGCACCGGGAGCGGCGGGGGGCATGTTCGTCCCCGGCTCGGGCCAGGGTGACACGGTGCCCGCGTGGCTGACGCCTGGTGAAGTGGTCGTCCCCAAAGGCATGGTCCGCGCTGGCGCGGTCGATCACCTGCGGGGCAGGGTTCCTGGTTTCGCCGCCGGTGGCATGGTGGGGAATCTGGGGGTAATGAACGGCCAGGCCACCACGATGTTCCACCACCAGTTCGTCAACCGGTTCACCAAGGCAATGGAATCGGCGATGACTTCGGCCATGCGGTCCGCTATCTCGGCGGCGATGTCCACCGCCGCCGCTGGCAGTCCCGGTGGTGGCGTCCAGCGGTGGCGCGGCCTGGTGCTGCGGGCACTGGGAATGGAGGGCCTGTCGCTCGGCCTGGTTAACGACGTTCTTTATCAAATGCAAACAGAAAGCGGCGGAAATCCGAATGCGATAAACCTGACTGATGTCAATGCCAGGAATGGCGACCCGTCTCGCGGATTGATGCAGACAATCGCTACAACGTTCTCTGCCTACCATTGGCCCGGTACAAGCTGGGATATCTTTGACCCATTTGCGAACATCGCCGCCGCTATCAACTATGGGGCGCATAACGGCCGGGGATTCGGGTCCGGGCCGGGGCAGATCGGCTCCGGTCACGGCTATGGCCTCGGTGGCATGGTGATGGACAATGGTGGCTGGATCGGTCCCGGCGCAACCATGGTCAGGAACAACACCGGCCGGGCCGAGCACCTGGTGCCCACCACCGGCCGTAGCGGGGGGGACGTGCATATCCACGGCGACCTGAACGTCCGCGAGCAGGCCGACGCCTACCTAATTGCCCGCTCCCTTGCCTTCCAGCTGGATGCGTGATGATTACCTCAGCGACCCTCCTCGACACCACCCGGGGCCTTCAGCTGGTGCTGAACCCCCGGCCGGGTGTGCTGGCGCTGCACGCGATCGAGATCACCCCCACCGTGCGTGAAGTGACCGAGGACTGGGCGCAGGCTGACGGTGCGCTGGACACCTCGCAGTGGATGTCGGCGGCGGCGGTGACACTGGGCATCACGGTCATGCCATCCCAGCCGGGTGTGCTGGATCAGCTCACCCAGTTCCTGGCCCCGTGGGCGCGGCCTTATCTGCTCGTCACTGACAGCGACTGGGCGGCTCCCCGGCAAATCCAGCTGCGGGCCGACCCGTGGCAGCACCCGCTGGAGATCCGTGGCGGCGGCAGCATCAAGATCCGTGAGATGCAGCTGGCGTTCAAGGCACCACGGGGGGTGTGGGAAGACTCCAGCATCCAGATTTTCGACCTGAACGCGATCCTCACCGACACCAACGGCCTGGTCTTCGCAGACACAACCGGGGTTGTGGTCACCGACGTGGCTGGGTATATCTTCCCCGCTTCCAGCACGTCGGGCAGCTCGATCGTCAACGTGACCGGGAACACGCGGCCGGCATGGCGGGCGCGGATGTATGGGCCGTGCAACGGCCCTCAGCTGTCAAACGACACCACCGGCCAGTCGCTCAACTTCGACCCGACGCTGGTGCTGAACCCGGGGGATTTCCTGGAGCTGAACTCGGGGCCTGGCCCGCTAGCGCGGACCGCGAACCTGAACGGCCAGACCGACTCATCGCGGCTGTCGTTCATGACCTTCGCATCGAGCGAATGGTTCCCGATCGACCCGGGGCTGAATAACATCCGCTACCACCCGGTGAGCGGCGGCTCGGTGGGCGCGATCTGTGAGCTGACCATCTACCCAGTGTGGCTGCCATGAGTGTCGTGGCGCTGCTCACCAATAGCGACGGGTCCACTATCGGGCCTGCGGCCTACGCCTCGAACCCTGATGGGACAGCACCAGCGCTGATCGGCATCGGCGGTGCTTCGTCCATGGTCAGCCGGGGTGCCGATTCGAGGCGTGTCCTGGCGGTGCTCACCGACTGGTATGCCCTGATGGGGACGGCGGCAGCACCGGGGGAGAGCGCCGACGCTGACGTTTCCGTGGCTGGCCGGGCCAGCCCGGGGCTGGCGAACCCGGGTGATCCGGGCGGGGCACTGACTGCCACCGTTTATGCGTACAGCTACGCCTACAGCGCCCCGGCCCTGACGCCGGTAGGGGAGAGGTAATGGCGGCACTTGAGGTTTTCGCCCACAACGGCACCGCTGTCGTCAGCGCGGGCGGCAACACCAGCCCATCGCCGGGGACTACGGAGACGTGGACGGTGGCGGGTGGCTCGACCCTGCCAGCAGCGGCTACGGGCGTCACCCAGTTCCATGTGGGCGACCCGGCATTTCCAGGTGAGCTGATCCTGGTGACGAACGTGTCCGGGGTAACGCTGTCGGTCACGCGGGGAGCGGATTCGACTACGCCAGTGGCGCATGGCTCGAACTTCACGATCCGGCAGGTGCTGCCCGCGAGCTGGCTCACGTTCGTGCAGACCTCGGTGTTCGGGATCGTGGCGGCGGTCTCAGTGCTCACCGATGTGGCGGTGATCGCGGTCAACGCGGCGCTGGGGAACCATTTCCGGGTGACACTCGCCGGGAACCGGCAGCTGCAGAACCCCACGAACCCCGTCGATGGGCAGAAAATTACGTTTGAGGTCATTCAGGATGGCACTGGAAACCGCACGTTGTCGTATGACACGGCCTATGATTTCGGGATCGCTGGGGCACCCATCCTGACCACCACGGCGGCGGCGCGGGACTTGATCGGGTTTGTCTACAGCTCCAGCAAGGCCGCCTGGCTGTTCTCAGGGATAACGAAGGGCCTATGAGATATGCCCTCCACTGATCTGACGCCGCCGGGGCTGAACTCGCCCATGGCGTGGCAGTTCATTCCGCTGCCGGTCGCTGACCCATCGGCTGCGCCGCCGCCGTTCAATGAGGGCACTGCGCTGCCGGTGAACCCCCCGGGCCTGCTGTCGCCGATGGCGTGGCAGTCCCAGCCGGCCCGGGGAACACCAGACACGTCGGCGGCGCCGCTCGCCGCAGGGCCGCTCACCGCGCTTTTCCCATGATTTTCACCGATAATGGAGCCGAGGCCGCAGCCGCAACGGGCTACCTGTTCCCCGCCATGGGGGACGTAGCTGCTGACGAAGGGTGGCCTTGAAATGCCCTACCAGTCCTGGGAGTCGCTGCTTAACGCCGGCGCGCCCTGGCAGACCACGGCGGGCACTGTCCTGAACACTGCCGCCACAGCGACGATCAGCCCGCAGGCGGCAGGCTCGAAGGACTACACGCTGCCCGCGAACTGGTGGTATCCGGGTGCGGTGATCAAGGTGACGGCCCGTGGCATCCTGTCGTCCGGGTCGTCCGGCTCGAACCTGACGGTGCTGCTCGCGGCCGGCGGATCGCCCACGACCCTGTCTACGTCGGCGGCTATCGCGCTGGGCACCGGCTCGGTGACGAACATGCCGTTCCGGCTGACCGCCAACATCCAGTGCACCGCGATCGGCTCGTCCGGCAACACGCTCACCACCCAGGGTGAACTGATGTTCGAGACTTCGGTCACCCCGGCGTTTGGCACCGCGAACACCACGATCGCACCACTGGCCAGTACCGCTGCCGCGCTCGACACGACGGTGGCGATGGCACTGAACCTGCGGGCCACCCTGTCGGCGGCGTTCGGGGCGATCACCTGCCAGCAGTTCCTGCTTGAGTCCCAGGACTGAGGCCCATGGCTTTCCTTGTCGATTTCATGCAGCCGGCGACCGGCGATGCGTCGATCAACGTGCCGGCGTCCACGTTCCGCATGGCCCTGCAAGCCCTCGTCGGTGGCTCCTCAGCGTCGAAAGAGGGCGTCATCGCCCCCACGTCGTCGGTCGTCGTGCAGCGCGGCGCGGGCGCGAATTTCAGCGTGGATATACAGCCATTCCAGGCGGTCATCGCCGGCGAAGATGTCACCGATCAGGGTGCCTATGTGGTGACCAACACCGCCGTGTTCAACCTGGCAACCCCCTCGGCCCCCGGCTCGGGCACCAGGACGCACCGGCTCGTAGCCCAGGTGCGCGATAAGAAAAATAATGGCGCCTGGACCACCTATGACTGGACACCGCTGATCATCGCCGACAGCGGCTCGGGCGAGCCGGCCGAGCCGGCTAGTTCGGAGACGCTTGCGCACATCGTGATCGCAGCCGGCCAGGCGAACGTGTCGAACGCGAACATCACCCAGGGCTATCAGGTGCTGCGGTCCCTGCTGCCGGTCGATCCGCAGCAGTCGTTCCAGGCCGGTGCTGGGGCATGGAACGTCACCAACACCTGGGTGGCTTTCGGGGCCGGGAACTGGCCACCGGTCACTTTCACCGTCCCCCCGTCAGGGAAGGTGTATATCACGATCCAGGCTGGGGTGATCGGCAGCTCGGGCAACACCGCTGCCATCAGCTGGGCGATCTCGGGGGCCGATTCGGTGGCATCTACGCTGGGCCGGTGTGTCAGCGCGGGCGGCGCGGGCTCGGTGGCGATCCGCGCCTCCAACCGGTCGCTGGTGACGGGGCTGACTCCCGGAGCATCCGACACGGTGACCCCGGCCTGGTTCCAGAATGGCAGTGGCTGCTCCGACACCACTGACGGCCATCTGATCGTGGAGGCGGTGCAGTGAGCACCACTGTCAACAACACGACCATGGCTGCCGTGGGGACCGGTGGCGCACTCGCGGTGACCGTTTCCACCAAGGACGGGCTGGGGATCGTCTCTGGCGACCTTATCGTCGCCAACTGCCTGTCCAACGGCACGCATGTGGCGAACGCGATGGCCGTGCAGGACAGCGTCAATGCGACCCCGTTCACGAACGGGAAAGAGCAGCAGCTCGGCAGCGGCTCAGCCAAATGGCAGCAGGTGCTGTATTACCAGGCCGTGGCGAACGTGCCGGACGGTTCCACGATCACCCTGACCCCTTTCGCGGCGGCCACAGTCACGGGCCTGTCGGTGACTGTGGTCAGGTATGTGACCGGCACGATTGCTAACGCTTTCGTCTCGCAGGGCAACACGGCTAACACCGCGCAGGGTGCGCCGGCGCTCGGTGCCGCGCCCACCATCGGCCAGTTCGTGATGACGTTCGACGCGGCCGATTCGGGCACCCTCACCCAGGCTGCGGCCTTTGCTCTTGACAGCGCCGTGGTCGGTGCGTCCTGCACCCTCGCCAATGCCTACGCGACCGCTGATGGTGTCTCCACGTTCGCCTCCACCTGGACCGACACGGCCAGCGTGGTGTCGGCGACGATGACGGTGGCCTTCACCTTCGCCGGGGTCGGCGTTCCGTACCGGGTGGGCCAGCTCACCTCGGCAGCCGGGTCCGCCACCAGTGTGGTGACGGTGGCCACGACGACGATCGCCAACGACGCCCTGTTCGTCGTCTGCGGGTGTGGCGGCGGCGGTGTCCCGACCGCGAACTCGGTCGCTGACACTAAGTCACACACCTATACGCTCGCCGCGTCGGTGATCGCCCCCAACGGCATGTGTGTGTGGATCTTCCAGTCCCTGCACGCCGCGACGCCACTGCTGTCGTCCGGCGATACGGTCACTGTGACCTGGAGCGGGACCACGAACCAGAAGAACGTCGAGGTGATCGCCTGCGCCGGGGTCAATGCGACGGCTGCACTGGACCAGATCGCGTCGGCCTACGCCACCGGGGCCGCACCATCGGTGACCACAACCGCGAGCCTGGCCAACAACAATGAGCTGGTCCTGGCCGCGATCACATCCGGGTATGCGACAGCGAGCATCACCTGGGCCGCCGGGATCACGGCGATGGACACGGGGCTGCGCTCCGCCGGTGGCGTCTACACCTCGGTGGGCACACAGGTCATCACCAACTCGACCTCGGCCCCGACCGCAGGGGCCACCCTGGGTGCTTCCGGTGTGTGGGCTGAGCTGATGATCACCCTGCTACCCGACCCACCAACCGGCGCTGCGGCGACGATCACGATCACCAACGCCTCACCGCTGCCGCCGGGGCAGGTGGGTGTGGCCTATTCAACCCAGATGGCGGCGACGGGCGGCGCGCCGCCTTACACGTGGGCGGTCACCGCCGGCGCGGTCCCCCCTGGGCTCACCCTGGCATCCGGCAGCGGCGGCGGCGGTTCCTCCGACTTCACCTACATCGGGGTCAACACCGGCCCGCAGGGCAGCCCTACGCTGGGGGGATTCAGCAGCCAGTACGCGGCGCTCGGCCCGCTGGGCTGTTACAAGTTCTTCGGCACTGTGGGGCTGGGGCTGAACGGCTATAACTGGACCGGTTCCCTCGCCGACCAGATCACCACCTGGTGCGCCCAGAACGGGAAGCCGCAGCCGTTCTGCTACTTCTCGTGGGGGCCGGCGCTCAGCTCGGCGGCGCAGCTCACGGCGTTTATCCAGTCGATCCCGCACACGGTCAAGGCGGTCGGGTTCACATTCGACTCCGAACCCGAAGCGACGTGGGCTCCCGGTACCGGTACCAACGGGTTTATCACCGCCTACCAGGGCCAGGCGAACATCATCCACGGGGCGCAGGCGAACACACCCGTGAAGCTCTACATGATGACCGCCTCCCTGACTGCCGGGTATGCGACCGGCGGCAACGGCCTGACCGGCGGGTACATCCCCGGCCCGTCGTTTGTGGACGTGTACGGCATGGACTTTTATGACAGGCACAATTTCGTCGTCGGGTCCGATATGGGCTCCACCGTTCAGTGGCACAACTGGCTGAACCTGGTCAAGGGGTTCGGGAAGCCGATCGGGATCACCGAGTTCGGCCTGTCCGGGTACGGGTCGGACGCGGCGCAGACTACCCGCCTCCAGGCCGACATCGCCTACCTCAAAACGGCGTTCGGGCCGCCGGCCGGCGGCAACCCCGGCGGGACGGTCAGCCAGCTGCCGCTGTTCGTGTGGCTGTACTGGAACACCGCCTCCGGCGGAATCAATGACATGCTCGGCCCCAATGTGAAGGCGACGTGGGCAGGCGTCGCGGCGACCCAGGCCGGCGCGCCAGCGGGGGGCGGCACCGGCGGCCTGATATCAGGGACGCCGACCGTGGCGGGCACCTCAACGCCGACGATCAGGGCCACCGACTCGGCCGCCGCGACCGGCTCGAAGGCATTCTCGCTGGTCATCTCGGGCTCAAGCTCACTGGCAGTCGCCACTACCAGCCTGCCGGGGGGCACGGTGGGCACGGCTTACAGCGGGGGTCAGCTGGCCGCTACCGGTGGCACCATTCCTTACACGTGGAGCCTGAACTCGGGGACGCTGCCACCGGGACTGGCGATTGTGGACCAGTCGATCACCGGCACGCCCACCTCGAACGGCACCTCATCGTTTGTGATCAAGGTGACTGACAACGTGGCGGCGACCGCGACAGCGAGCCTGTCGATCATTATCTCCACCGGCCTGCAAATCACCACTACCTCGCTGCCACCGGGGCAGGTGGGAGTGTCATATGCCTTCACGCTGTCTACCGCTGGCGGCACCCCGCCATATCTATGGTCGGCGGCGCAGGGTATGCCCGCCGGGATGATCCTGGACACGGCAGCGGGCATCATGTCCGGGGTGCCTGAACTCGCCGGGTCGTTCCCAGAGACCTTCACGGTCACTGATGGTGCTGGGGCATCGGCGACCTCGGTGCCGATGACCCTCGCTGTCGCTCCTGTCACGGGCGGCCTGCCGCCGATTGGCCGCCGCAGGTTCGGCGGCACGACCGCTGACTGGACATTCCAGTTCGTCGGGGACGCGATCGACCGCGCCGCTGGGGTGACCGTGACGTTCTACAACGCGCTCACCGGCGGTGACCAGATCACCGATCTGACCACGGCCGGCGGTGGCCCGATCACCTCGGTGGTCAGCGACGCCAGCGGTGAGATCCCTGAGTTTTTCGGGCCTGCCAACGTGGTGGAAATGTTCGCCGACGCGAACGGTGGCCTCGGCCCGCGCCGGCGGGTCACCGCCGCCGACCTGGGTGACCTGACGGTCGTTATGTATAACGCCCTCAAGCTGCTGACCGGGTAGCCCATGGCAGCTATCCCGGTTTTCAGTCACGTGGTGATCGTGGCGATGGAAAACCACGGCTTCGGGCAGATCATCGGCGCCTCCACTGGTGCGCCGTTCATCAACAACACGCTGGTGCCGGGCGGGGCGCTGTTCAGCGGCTACCACGCGCCGGGGCACCCGAGCTTCCCTAACTATTTCGTCCTGGTGTCGGGCACGACGTGGGGGTCGGCGCAGTTCCAGACGGGCGGCGACAAATGCCCGCCGACCGGATGGCCGTTTACTGGGCCGAATATCGGGTCGCTGCTAGTGGCGAAGGGCCTGACGTTCAAGAACTACTGCGAGAACCTGCCAGCCAACCACCAGTCGGGCGACGCCGCACCCTATTACGGGCACCACAACCCGATCCCGTTCTTCTCCAACGTCGCTAACAGCCTGACCGTCGATTTCACCACTTTCCCCACCACCACGGCTGGGTTTGCGGCGCTGCCGACAGTGTCGTTCGTCGTCCCCAATGGCAACGACGACATGCACGACGGGACGGTCACCCAGGGCGACACCTGGCTCAACACCCATTTCAGTGCCTACGCGGCGTGGGCGAAGCTCAACAACTCGCTGCTGATCGTCTGGTGGGATGAGGACTACGGGACGGCGGACAACCCGCCTGAGATTTTCTACGGTGCGAATGTCAAGGCCGGCCGCTACCCCGAGACGCCGCTGAGCCACGTCAATTTCCTGCGCACCTTGTGCGACATGTATGGCCTGGCGGCACCAGCCGGGGCGGCTACCGCAACCCCCGTCACTGATGTGTGGAGCGGCACCCCGCCACCGCCCAATGCGCTGATTATTGATACGACTTCCATCCCGGCCGCGACCGCCGGCACGTTCTACACCACCACACTGGCGGCCAGCGGCGGCACCCCGCCGTTCACCTGGTCGGTGGCCAGCGGACTGCCCCTCGGCATCACGATCAACGCCAGCAGCGGTGTCATCTCTGGCACAGCGGCGAACGGCGGGAACTTCCCGTTCACCGCACAGGTGCACGACGTGGGCAGCCCCGTCCAGACCGACACCCAGGGACTGACGCTGGTGGTGAACACCGGCCCCCCGCCGCCCCCCGGGCAGCCGTCGATCACCACCACCAGCCTGCCCAATGGCCAGGTGGCCACCGCCTACTCGGTCACCTTGATGGGCACTGGCGGCACGCCGCCGTATGCGTGGTCGCTCATCGGCAGCCTGCCCTCAGGACTGGCCCTGTCCGGGGCAGTGCTCTCCGGTATTCCGGGCAGTGCGGGGTCGTTCAATCTCACGGCCCACCTGCTCGACTTCGCCGGGCAGTCCGCCACCCCGGTGCCACTGACCCTGACTGTGGGCACTGGGCCACCGCCACCGCCCCCGCCGAGTGGCAGCCCATTCGCTACCGGCGCGGGGGTCAGCACCACCATGGTGCCTGCTGATGTCATGGGGGCCACGCTGGTGAACACGCTCGGCTTCGTCGCTATCCAGGATGTGACACCGTGACCGCCCTCATCCCGCCGAACAACCTCCAGCCAGGCGACCCGCTGCACATCTTCTACCACAACAACATCGCTGACGTGCTGACCCAGCAGAACACGCTCCTGCTGGTGCCGACAGCGGTGCTCACCGCGAACTACACCGCTAATCCGCGTGACCTGGTGCTGATGGACACCACAGCAGGCAGTCTGGTCGTCTCGCTGCCAGTCGCCCCGCCGGACATGACGTGCATCGAAGTGAAGATGGTCGGCACCACCGGCGGCCACACCACCACGATCAACACTGGCGGCGCTGACCAGTTCAACGCGGACGGCACCACCAGCCGCACCCTGACCACCCTCGGCCAGTCGCTCACGCTGCTGTATTCGGCGGCGGCGTCCCGCTGGTATGGGCTGCAAGGTGAGAACGCGGCCGGCTCAGGCATGACCAACCCAATGTCGGTCCTCGGTGACATCATCTACGGCGGCTCCGCTGGCGCGGCGACCCGGCTGGCCGGCGACACGACCAACGTGCGCAAACTGCTGCGCAGCCTGTCATCGGCTGGGGTGGCGGCAGCACCCGTGTGGGACACGCTCACCACCACCGACATGCCGAACCAGATAGCGGCCAAGGTGGTGGCGCTGAGCGACACCTCCACCATCGCGGTCGATGCTTCTCTTGGCAATGACTTCCGGGTCACCATCGGGGCCAGCCGCACCATGGGCAACCCCACTAACCCGCTCGACGGGCAGAAGATCCTGTTCCAGATCACCCAGGGCGGCGCCGGCTCGTTCACGATCACCTGGAGCAACGCCTACATCTTCTCCACCGGCCTGCCCCAGCCCACCCTGACCACCACGACGGCCAAGACGGACCTGGTCGGCTTCGTCTACAACGGCAGCAAATCCAAGTGGCTGATGGTGGCTTACGTGCTCGGATTTAGCTAATGAGCGCGGCGGTCGCATCGGCGACAGGCTTCAGCACGGGCGCCAACATCACTGCCCTCACCGCTACTGTCACCCTGCCCAGCGGTGCCATGAACGGTGACGTGATAGTTATCTTCGTCAACGAGACCGGCTCGGGCCTTACCTGGTCGGTCCCGAACTTCACCGCTGTCACGGCGGCGAGCGGGACCAACTGCTCCTGCCAGGTGCTGTACCGGATACTCGACGGCAGCGGCAACGACCCTGGGGCCACGTTCACGATCACCGAATCCGCCGGCGGCCAGTTCGCTGGGACGTGCATGCGGGTCACGGGTGCGAGCAACACCAGCCCGTTCGACCCGGCGCCCACCTCCGGGCAGGTCAACGCCTCATCCACGAACATCACCGCGCCGGGGATCACCACCACAGTCAACGGCGACCTGCTGATCTGGGGCGGGTGTGACCGGGTGCCCAGCGGCGCGCCGAACGCGATCACCCTGCCCGCTGGCTACACCGACAGCGGGGCTGGCCAGAGCAGCAGCAGTGCTGCTGGCCACAGCAACTCGGGGAACATTGCCGGCTACATCACGCAGGGCTCAGCTGGTGCCACCGGCAACGTGGTCGGCACGGAAGGCTCAGCCACCGCCAACGGCGCTGTCCTGCTCGGAATGCAGGCTGCCGCAGCTGTCACCGCCGCCAGCAATATGCTGCTTATCTACTGAGGAGGCCCGATGCCCGTCCTGAGCGGCCAGGTTCCGCCTCCACCGCCGCCACCGCCGCCGCCACCGCCACCCAGGCTGGCTGGGCCACGGCGGGACTGGCAGTTTGTCCTCGGCCCGCCCACAGGCGGGTGGGTCACCCCGCTGACGCAGGCGACGAGCCGGACAGTCACCTGGCGGCTCACCGACTCGCACGAGGCCAGTTTCACAGTCAACTGTGACGCGGGGCTCGATACTGGGATCGTGCCGCTGGTCACCGACCTGCATGTGCTGTTCGCCGGGCTGCCGCTGTTCCGTGGCCGCGTCGGGATCGGCGGGAACTGCTCGGACGTGATCAGCGCCACCAGCGGGCACCACGCAACATTCCCGGCGCTGTCCTACCGGGGCATCCTGGAACGGCGCATCTTTTATGGCAACACCGACCGGGTGTTCACCAACATGGACATGGCCCCGCTGGTCATGGCGATCCTCGGCATGACCCAGACCCAGCAAGGCGGGGGGCTGGGCATCACCGGCGGGATCGGTTTCCCCACGCTGGGCCATATTGTCCCCACCCAGACGGTCACCAGCGGCGATGTCATCGGCCAGCTGATAGACGAACTCGCCTACCAGAAGGACATCGGGTTCGACTGGGACATCACCCCGCAGGATCAGTCGCTCCAGACGATCGACCTGTGGCTGGGCTCGCGCGGCACCGACCGGGGTGTTGTCCTGCAGTTCGGTGATGGGCTGACCACGGGTGAATGGACGCGGGACCTGGACACGTCGGTGTATGCGAACGCGCTGCACATGAGCGGCTCCGCGCCGGCGCCCACCAAGGCGGTGCCGTCGCCGGTGCCGCCCACCCCGGTTGAGGTCGTCGTGTCCGATATTGCGACCCGGCCGGAAGGCCGCTGGGATGCGGTGCTGACTTCCGAGGAGCTGGATGAGAGCCATCTCGCCGCCTACGCCGAGCTGACCCTGGCAGCCGACGCGATAGCCACCCCCTCCTACACCATTCCCCTGAAGCCGGGTGCGTGGGGCGGCCCGTCGCATATCTGGATCGGCGACATTGTGCATGTGGTGCTCCAGTCGGGCCGGTTCCAGGGGACGCGGGAACGGCTGCGGGTGCTGGAGATCAGCGCGAACGTCGGGCAGGATCTGGTGCAGGTGGTGCTGACCCTCGGCGCACCGAGGCTCGACGTTCACCGGCAGCTGCGCCGGCTCGCCCGTGAGCTGCGCAAGGCACGTAAGCACCGGCACGCGGGCCGTGACCCACGGCCCATCTACCAGATCACCGGCCCGTCGAGCGGGCTGAGCCAGAACTTCGGGGAGGGGATATAAATGGCCACCGCGATCCCCCCGGATTCGTCCCGGGCGGGTGACTCCGGTCACGTGGATTTCCACAACAACATCTCGGACGTGCTGTCGCTGTATGCGCAGGCGCTGGCCCAGCAGGCTCACGCCTCGGCCTCCGGCAATGCCGCGATGATATCTGCCATCCAGGCGCAAGTGAGTGCGCCCGGCGGCGGCTACAGCTTTGGCTCCCCCCCTAACGCCCTCAACCCGGTCTACGCCGGTGGCGCTGACCCTGCCGGCGTGGCGGATTCGACAGCGGCGATCCAGGCGGCGCTGAACGCCACCAGCGCCGGTCAGCCGACCGTGCTGCCGGTGGGCACGTTCCTGATCTCCTCACCGATCACCATGTTCTCCGGGGATGAGCTGATGGGCAGCCACGGCTCTAAGCATGTCCTGACCGGCACCATCCTGAAACTGTCCGCTTCATTCGCGGGCGCTGCCGCGATCATCCTCGCCCCCAGCTCGTCCGAGCAGCGGGTCACCCGGGTCAACATCGACGGGTCGCTCGCCACAGCGAACACGGTCATCGGGATCAAAGCCGACACCTCCACCGGCCCCGTGCAGTACGTCCAGCTGTCGGACATCCTGATTACCGGCGCGGGCATCTCCACCGGCGTATCTGCGCAGTCCACCGGGGCGAACCTGCCCAACGGGTGGCGGTGTGAACGGGTCGTCGTCCTGAACAACGGCGGCACCGGCATCCTGCTGGCCAACGCCGCCGATGGCCACTGGACCAACTGCCAGACGATCGGCGCCGGGAACTTCGGCTGGTCCATCAACGGCTGCACCAACAGCCTGTTCACCGCGTGCCGCGCTGACTTCGCCGTCAACGACGGGTGGGCCGTCACCGGCTCCTGGTCAACCGGTGCCGGGTCGGGCGGCTGCCAGTGGATCGGCTGCTCCACCGACCGCAACGGCCATTCCGGGGTGAACATCACCGCCACCGGCAGTGTGCCGATGTTCTTCGACGGGATCATGTGCCGCCGCGACGGCTCCTCTTCCGTCTCCGGCGGGTTCGCCGGGCTGCGGCTGAACGGGGCCACGGTGCCGGTGACGGTGGACGGGATCACCGTGTGGCCGGGGCCAGCGGACGACGGGTCGGGGAACGTTACCCCCCAGTACGGCATCAGTGTTATCGGGTCATCTGCATACCTGCAAGTCGCGTCCGGGTATGTGCAGGGCGTGTCGTCGTCGGTGAATAACGACGCAACCAACACCTACGTGGGTATTTCGCTAGATACGATCCGTGCGTCCGGGCCGAACACGGCGGCGGTGTTCGACGGTCAGGCCACCTCGAAGGCGAATATTTCTGAGGTGGACGTGGCGAGTACCGGTACCGAAACTGACCTGGTCACGCTGACACTGCCAACGGGCTACCTGAAAGCGGGGACCGCATTCCGCATCGACCTGTCTGGCACCGCCCAGTTCATTTCCACCTCCGGGACGCTCACATTCAGGGCCTACCTCGGCGGCGTGGTTTCGACGGAGACGGTGCAGATGGCGAGCCAGGGAAGCGCCGGCGGCCCGTCCGGGTTCTGGCTCACCATGCTGGTCACCGTCCGTGCCGCTGGCGTGTCCGGCACGTTCGTCTCCACTGGGCGCGGCGAAATCGAGTCCGCCACCCGGGTCAACCTGTCGCAGGGCAACGTGCTGACCACGGCTACCGTGAACACGACTCAGGCGTCACCGGTCGTCAAGGTCTCTGCGCAGTGGCAGACCGCTGACCCCTCCAATGCGCTCAAGGTGTCGGTAGCGACGATTGAGCCGGCCGGCCGGGTGCTGACATGAAAATCTCTCACGCCTAGTGGTGGATGATCAGGATGATCGCCACTACGACGGAGACCAGGACGGCGACGATGCTGATCCCCACGGTGATCTGGCTACGGACGCGGTCGCTGGCCGCGATCCGTTCCATCTGGGTATAAGTGTTATCTGACCGCTGTTCCCCGCGCTGCTCATTGCGGCCCACCCCGCCCGCTTCCAGCCGCACGATCCGTTCCTTGATGTCAGCGAAAGTGTCCGCGAGAGCCTGCAGCCCCGTCTGTGTCTGGGCCGCGTTGGCGGTGATCGTTTCCTTGGTCGCCACCTCGGACTTGGAGATAGCGACCGTGTTCGACTCGTTCTGCTTCTCCACCGCCTTCTCGGCGGCGGCCAGGGCGGCGGCGAGGGCCAGGGCATTGGAGGCGAATAGCCCTTCGATCGCCTTGAATTTCTCCTCAGCCACGTCACCCACCCGGTGAGTCTCAGCGGTGGCCAGGGTGATCTGGGCCAGCGTGAACTCGCGCACATGCTGGGTCTCGGAAGTGATGTCAGTCGGGGTCTTGGCCACATCGGCGGCGAGCAGTTTCGTCGCCCGGTCGATGGCGTCGATCCGCGCCTCGATGAGTTCCCGCAGGTTCGTGATCTCGATGCCGCGTTCTTCGCGGAGCCGGTCGCGGACGTGATCGATCTCCGTGTGGAGGTGGGTGACTTCGCCCGCATTGATGCTGGTGGCTTTGTCCATCCCGTCGAGGCGTGTCTCCAGCAGTTCCCGCAGTCCGCTGACCCGTTCGGTGATGGTCCGGTTGAGCGCCGCCTCGGTCTCACGCAGCTGCTGGGTAGTGAGCAGGGTCGGGTCAGGACGGGGCCGCCAGTCGTACTGGCGGGACGAGGCCGCCTGTGCGGCCACATCGTTCTCGGCCATCTCATCGCCGTTACCGTCAGGCGCAGGCATCCCGCGTCTTGCGGGGTGCCTTGCCATTGTGCCCCCCCCTGCACACATATGAGCCGGTAGTTAACTAGCTTAACTGGCTACCCGTACCTGCCGCACTGAAGAAACTGGCCGCTATTACCACTGCCGGCGGCCTGTTACCAGCTACGCTGCTGGCAGCAGTCCCACGAAAGGGGACGCATTGTGACCGGTCTCATGGAGTACGTGGCCACACACCGCAAAGCGATCCTGGCTGGCCTGCTGGCAGGTATCGCGGCCTATTTCGCCGCGTCGTCGGCGGGTGCCACCTGGAAGGCGTCCCTGGTGGCCGCTGTCATCGCGGCAGCCGGCAGTGGCACAGGCGTTCACTTCATCCCCAACAGGCCGGCGAAGCCAGCCGCTTAGCCCCCCCCAGACACCCTCCCTGTGCCACGCGGCCGGCACAGGGAGGGTTTTTTACTCTCCGTAACTGACACCACCGGTTTCGCGGTGACACTATCGGCCCCTGCCCGGCTGGGTTAGGTTCGCCCAATTGCTGCCGCAGCCCTGACCCGCTGCGGCAGCGTCTTGTCCCCGGACCCCGGAGAAGAGCCGTGCTGCGCACCGGTCTGCAACTGCGCCCTGGGCGCTATCAGGTACCACGTTCAACTATCCGCCACTGGCCTATCCTGGCCGCCACCGTCACTGCCGCCACCGTGATCGTGGCGGCTTTCGCGTTCACCACCCCCCATCAGCGGCCCAGGATCGCCGCTGCCCGCACCCGGCACGCCGCCGCAAGGGTCACCAGGACCCGGGTGCTGGCGTCCGGGAGCGTCAGCCCTGGCCCCATGGGGGCGATGATGCACTTCGCCCCCCGTGCCCACGTTCAGCTGACCCGGTATGTAGTCCAGGCGGGTGACTCGTTGTCGCTGATCGCCCACCGGCTCTACGGCCAGGCGTCCGAATGGCCAGCGCTGTGGTGGGTGAACCGCTCGCACGTGCACAACCCGGCCGCCCTGAAGGTGGGCACGGTGCTGGACCTGTCGCTGCCCACGCACCCGCATGAGGCACGGCTGCTGAAAGCGGCGCTCGCGGCAATCCCCCAGCCGGTGGTGCGGCAAGGTGCTGCGCCCACCGCATCCACCGGCCAGGGGACGACTGCCCCCGCCCCAGTCGTCGCTGCCCCCGTCTCGGGAATCTACTCCTACTCCGCCCTGGAATCTCTGTGGGTGAGCGCGGGAGGCCCAGCGAGTGCGGAAGCTGCGGCGGCGACGATCGCTGAGTGCGAATCGGGTGGGAACCCGCAGGCGTACAACCCCTCGGGGGCTACGGGTTTGTGGCAAATCCTCGGGTCGGTGGTGCCTGGCAATCTGACTGACCCGATGGTCAATGCAGAAAATGCCGTGGCCAAGTTCCACGCCTCGGGTGACACGTTCGCGCAATGGGTGTGTACGGCATGAGGGCGATCCGTAAACTTGCTGCCATACTCGTGCTCGCCGGGGCTGTCGCCCTTCCGGTTCAGGCTTCCGCGCCAGCCTCGGCGAGCACGTCCAGTCACCGCTTCGGCGCCTACGAATACGCGGTCCACCATCGCGGCTGCTGGTACTCGTGGGGGGGCACCGGGCCGTGCTCCTATGGTTATGACTGCAGTGGCCTGGTCGTCGCCGCCTACGCCAGCCAGGGCATCAGCCTGCCGAGGACTACCTACGACATGCTGGGCAGCTCGAAGCTGGTGCGGGTCAGCCACAGCCAGGCCCGTGAGGGTGACCTGGTTTTCTACGGCAGCGGGCATGTGGAGCTGTACCGGTGGTCGCATGAGACGATCGGTGCGCTCACGTCCGGGACGGTGGTGAACTATCACCGCTGGTACTCCAGCTCGTGGTGGCAGCCCTCGGGTTACTACCACGTGCGCGGCGCGGGGTAGGGTCGTCCCGTGAAACCCCGGGGCAGCGAATGCCAGTGCGGCCTGTGCGGTGCCACGTTCACGGGCGTGACCCTGTTCGATAACCACCAGGACGTGAACTACACCCGCCAGCCGGTCATCATCTGCCGCGACCCCGTAGCGCTAGGACTGGGGCACGACCCCAGGGGTACCTGGGGTACACCGGAAGGGCTGCGAGCGCGGGAGCGTTCGGCCTCGCTCCTCGCTGCGGCATGTTCAGCACGTGCCCAGGCAACGGCAGCGGACGATGCG